TTATGACAAGTATCGTATGCGATACCCTTAGCAGTCTGTAGAGACTCTTCTACCAACGTAAAATCAACCATGATTACTAGTCCTCTCTAGTTGGTGGTCGTCACGGTGAAACAGGCAGGTCGAACAAACGAGTGTCCAGTCAATACCGTCTCCCTCATCAGGGGCGAGAGTATCTGGCGCAAAGTCGTTACACGGTTTAGTAGCCATGATTACTAGTCCTCTCCCTCATTGGTGTGCATCAAAACTGCTTCGTCATTTATCTTTTCGACGTATGAGACTACTTCACCGGTAGTGCTAATAGTGATTACTGCATTGGCAGACTTCATTACGCGCACTAGGCTCTGCGCCCTACGCTCTGCTCGTTCTAGAACGTCTGTGGAATACAGCATGGTTTCGTCATTGAGTGTGTCCAAAACGGATATGGTGTATCGCCCGATACGGTTTACAGCGTATGGCTTATGTAGGATTGGCATGATTGGTAGTCCTTTCAGTTATCTTTAGCGATGGGTCGGTTATGTGCTGGTGAATCACAGGGCTGTGACTCATAAGACAGTCTGTTTCCACAATGTTCGCAAAATGCCATGATTGTTAGTCCTCTCTCTCGTTGTTTACCCAGCCACAAAGCGGGCATTGGTAGGTTTCGTTGTTAGCGATAGGATTTGCGAACAATTCGTCACAGCATGAACAGGCATACTGGATTGGATAACAGTCTGAACAGTCATTTGCTCCACAGCCATAGGATGACTGCTTAGTTTGTAACTCTGCAACTTGGTCTGGTGTAAGTGGCATTATTGAAACGCTCCCTCTGAATTAGCCATGACTTCTTCGTATCGTGCTTTAGTTTCTTCACGATAGGTCTTGTCTGCGCCGATAGCGATGAAAATATCAAGTGCCATAGTGAGAGTGATAACCTCACGAACCATAGCGTTATAGGCATCCGCCATAGCAAGAACGTCCTTTGTGGTCTTTTCGCTACCGTCAGGATACATAGTGTCGCTCATAAAGACTGAGTAGATACTGTGACTTGAATTGAGTTTCCCAATAGCGTCATTGAGAGCATAAAGAGTCTCTCTGTAGGCTATCGAATCGGGCGAATACTCTTTCATACTCTTTCCTCTTTCTCTTAGTCCAGACTCTCTTTGGTCTGGCTCTATTCCTAAGAACATCCTCTCATGGCAACCTGAGAAAGTGCTGTGAGTCGGTAAGGCTATGGTTGCTAAGGCTAGGCAACATGAGTTTGGTCAGGCTAACACATTGGGCGCATATACCATGAGCCTGAGAGTTACCTGTGAGCCTAGACTGCTGGTCTAATCAGATTGTAAACTGCTGGTCTAGATAAAAAGTTTGTGTTGAAAAGAATAGTATGAACGAAGTGAATACCATAAAATATAAGGTTTTAGAAAAGTTATGCACAGCCTGTGGACAAGTTATCCACAGGGGGGTGAGGGGGGATTTCTCCCCCCTTTCTCATGAGTAACAGATTAGACAGTTACACTCTGAGTCAATGTCACAGATACTACTGGCACACTCACCGGCATAGTGGTGACAGCCTCCATTAGGATTAGTAGATACTCCACGACAGTCTACGGCTAGGTCGCCGGTCAGACCCTGTGCGAACGCGCCTGAGCCTCTACCGTCACCGGCAACCTGCCACATACCTCCACAAGTGAGGCATGAGACGTGAGACTCCACGTTACCCTCTGGGAATCTTGTTACAGTCATAAAATGGTGAGTCATAATTTAGTCTCCTAATCCTCTAATTCTTCGATTACTTCAAGGCTTACACGGTCTACCGAGCCTAGCGCGTCAATAAGGGTAAGGGTTTCTCCGTCTACCCAATAACAGCCAATGCAGTCTGGTGTATAAAACCAAGTCTGATTACCTGAATGGTAATAAAGAACCATAGGTTCAAGACTCTTTCTTGTCCTCATGATTGTTAGTCCTCACTCTCAGTAATAAAGTAGATAAGACTGGTAAGGTCAACACACTTTTCGCAATATGAAAGCGCGCATTGAGTAGTGTGTGCCTCGATGAATGTGAGGATACGGTTACGCTCCTCTCTCTTTCCGGTTTCGTAGGCGCGTGAGAGACGTAGGTCTTGCACCCAATTTTGCATAAAGTTTGCAGTAAGTTGATTAGTCATTAGTTTTTCCCCTTCGTGCAGTTACAGGTAAACTCAAGGTTAGTAAAATCAAGAAACATAGCGTTGCAGTTACACTCTTTATCTTTGTTCATTGTCATGCTCCTCTTTTGTCAATGGTAATTTCAGCGTATTCTGGCGCAAAGACGTAACACTCTTTATTTGAACATGGTCGAACAGACAGGTTGCCTTCGTAGTAACGGTAGGTGTGGTAATGGTTGTCGTTATACACCTGCACCTGAATGAGTTTCGTGGATTTGTCTATCTTTGTCATGCTCTTTCTCCTATACCTGCTCTGGGATTCTTTTACCGTTGCTAGAGTAAACAGTCTCTAGACAGTTATCACATTCGATAACCTCAGCATCTACCGAGTCATAGAAATATGTGTAACCTGTTTTGGTATCACACTCACGACACAGGTGAGTGTAATAGTTTCCGTTCTTACCCAAAAACTCTTGAGGTAATCTCTTGAAACTCATAATCTTTCCCCTTCTTCATCTAGACAGACTTCTTGCCTGTGACTCAAGCCTAGACGCCAAACCTGTGAAGAACCTGTGAGTGAACCTGGGAATTGGCTGTGAACGCGCTTACACCATAAGCCTGTGAAAACGCTGTGAGCAAAGATTGTTGGTTTGATTAGTCTGTGGAGATTAGACTGCCAGTCTGGTCGGGCTAGGAGAATTGTCTAGACCGCGAGACTAGATAAAAAGTTTGTGTTGAAAAGAAATGAATGAACGTAGTGAATTCTATATAGAGCAGTTAAGAAAGTTATCCACAGGCTGTGGATAACTTATGCACAGCCTGTGGATAACTGGGGGGATGGTTTCCCATCCCCCCAGTCTGTTTAGGCTACCTGACTCATAACCAGCGAGAGCAAGCGGTTGTTCTCCGTATTGGTCGCCACGTCGAATCCACTAGCACTAGCGAGCATACTTTCCACCTTGCCAGCGCGCGTCGGTCGTCCCCACATGAGGCGTTCGTTCATGGCGTTCAAGCCTCCCCAGTAGGTGTCCGAAATGTCGCGGTTGGTCGGGCTGTCCAGCAGGTCGAAAAGCGCGTCACGCTTGGTTTCCCACTTTGCCATTGAGCCACGAACGTCTGCCTCTGGCTTTGGGTAAGCAAGAGTAATCAGACTGTCAAATTGGTCGCGCGTCATCTCTGCCTGAATGAGGAGACTCATAGCCTTGTCAAACTCGTCAATGTATTGACTAGCCAATTCAAGAGCCTCACGCGCCTGTGCCACGCGCCCAGTCAATGACTGAGTGTGACGTAGGCGGAATGACTGCTTTACGTTCCTGAGAGCGAAACCGAGAGTATTGGCGCACACCACACGAACGGGCGTCACCGATACCTGAACAGCAAGGCTACCGTCGTGTCCAGTCGAAACCAGCAGGTAGTTGTTCACCCTGTCAGATACGCCGGTAGGGTCAAGAACCGTCTCACGCTCTAGAGCAAGAGAACCGAAAACCTGTGTTCCGTTCTTGATAGAACCAGCAGTTTCCCAGCGTCCGCCATCAAGCAACATATCCCCAAAGTCGAACAATTCTTCATTCTGAAGAACGCTGTAACGTTCGCCCACGACACCAAGAACATTTCGCTTGCTGTGGTCTGAGGGGTCGCGACGGGTGACTTTGTAGAAAGTCTTTGCACTCGTCTCGTCCTCAGCAAGAGGAACGTCGTTTACCTGAATATCCCAGTCGTGTAAGTTTGCCAATTCCAGCATTTCGCGGGTAGAGGCTTCGTGTTCAATGACTGTTCCCAGTCCATGCCATGCAACTTCACGGTAGGAGACAAAACTAGCCTCTCCGTTTACTTCTTCTAATTCGTGTGCCATGATATTTTCCCTTCTCTGTGGACACCTTGTTATGTCCACTAAGACGAGTATACAAAACTAACCTGAGAAACACCTGTGAGTGGCAGAGTCAACAGACTGGCAAAGACTGGCAGAATAAAGAGTGAGGGTTGCTAGACCGGCGTTCTAGACTAATGGTCTAGTTTGTGTTGAAAAATTCATAATTCATAATTCCCCTCTCCAGATTAGCACACCAACCTGAGAGCAACCTGAGAGTTTTTACCTGTGAGTTTGTTGAGTGTAGACTGAGCGTTGTCTGGATGATTCCTGAGAGCCACTAAACTAAAAGTCAAATAGAATACTGAGTATATAACTATGAGTTACCTATGAGTTTCCTGAGAACGCCTAAACTATTGTTCTAAACCCTAAGTCTATATACTTAGTAGACACCTATGAGTTTCCTATGAATTGCCTGTGAGGGGGGTCTAGGGGGGTTTCCCCCCTCAGTAAACACACAGGAATCTATCAGGAAGCATACAGAGAACATACAAGATACATACAGACACCTATCAGGATACTCACAGACTAGCCATATCCCCTGATTCTTTTCACTCAATGAAAACGTCTCAGAATGGCGTACAAGGCGTTTTTGGGCATAATGGCAAAATCCAAACAAAAGTATGGGTAGGTAGATTCTGACGTCTTAGAGAGCAACGACGCCCGTTTTGACCAATGATTACGGGATATTCCCAGACGATAGCCAGCCACATATCTATGACACACCTATGAGAAGTCTGGACGTAACCTGAAAAACACCTGATAACAGTAAACAAAATGTCCAGTAAGTCTGGTGGTGTAAGCACACGAACCTGCAAATCACCTGACAGTAGCCTGAATATTACCTGTGAATACTGAACCTGTGAATGTGCTGTGAGGTATTGACAGTCTGCCAGTCACCCGTGTATGCTGGGAGGGGGCACCCTTTAGCGCGATTTTGCTGAGTAAGCCGCCAGGGCAAACACCCGACTGTCACCTGATATCTGAGGCAGTAGCCCAAGAGAGCCAGCCAGTCACATGGAGTAAAATGGCGGAAAATAGCGGAAAAGTGTCACTCGGCCCCAAGGCAGAAACACTTTTTTATCCATAGAACGCCCCGGTAGGTCTGCCACAATGGTTATATGACTTCTCCTCTAGATGACCCCACTCTGTCACACGGTGTTTGTAAGACTTGTGGTATTCCGATAAAGACTAGTTCGGTCAATGTTTACTACAATAAGCTGAATCAGCCTATCTACGGACGTAATGTAGAGCCTCACAACTGGGAACACTACATTCCCAACACGCTTGAGGGAGAGGCTCTCTACGAGTACCACCGAGCTAATAATACAGACATCAACCACGTAGCAGAACCAGCCACTCCGCGTACCCACGATGACGACGCAGAGCGTATTCAGCGAGAAGGTCGTCTGGGCACCATGGAAGAGGGCTTCAAGCTTAGTCGTCAGTTTAACGAAACACTAGGAAGAGACTAATCAAATGATTGAATTCAATGACCGTAGAGAAGACCGGACTAGAGACCAGCGGATTAAGATGGTCAAGTCGGTAATGGATAAGGCAGCTCAGAAGAACCTTGAGAACCGGGGCTATGCCTCTTCCACGCCTGTTAGCAAGAAGGTAGTTAGGAAAGCTAACAAGCAGTACAAGCGTGGGCGTTCTTAGGTTAATTTTTAGTAAAAAAGACCGGGGCGCGTAAGGGGCAAAAATATCACTTCGCCGGACTGAGGCAGAGCCTTCTGGCACACTTGATATATGAGTAGAAGTGAAGAGTTTCGTAAGAGTGCTCTTTATCATGGGACCACCCATCCCTTTGAGATAGGTGACATCATTGAGCCACGACAACGTCCAGGTGGTTTTAGAGTGCCTTTGGCGTTTGCTGCCGAAGACCCTAGAGCAGCGTCTGTGTTTGCGGCTGCTAAAGCAATGAAGCATGACTTGCCACCTCGCTTGTTTAACGTCGAGCCCTTAGAGGATGACGACACGTATAAGACAGAGGAGGGCCTTGGGGGCATGATGATTTCCCGCAGTAAAAAAGGCTTCCGTGTTACAGGAAAAGCCACTCCTACGGAAAAAGACCCTTTGGGCAATACTTTGAAGTACACGCGGGAGTCTACGCGCGATTCTTCCGGGTTGGTTATCCCGCCACCCCCTAAATAATCTGTCACACTTGACTTATGAGTAACGAACTACCTGGAATTAACTGGGGCAGCTATAAGCGAGAAGGCCCTGAGCGCAATCCTAAGCCCCCCGCTGAACCTGAGAAGAACGTCGCTTTAGAGTGGCGCACTCATATCACTCAAGAATCAGACAAGATTTACAATGAGCATTGGGATGATATCCAAAATTCTAACAGGAGCATTGGGGAAATCTACTCTCGCATGGAAAACGACCCTAGAACTCCACACCTCAATCATCTGCGCGGGCTGTTGTCTGACACCTACCCTCGTTGGGATAACCACCCTGCTTATGAACCCCTAAAACTAATGAGAAGTGACCGTTGGCTCTACAACAAAGGCATGGCTGAAGAAGAACAAGCAGGACTAGACAGAATTAACAAAATCGCTTCTCAACGTCCACTTCCTGAAGGCTACAGGTTACACGTTACTAAAGAAGACTCACAAAATTACACTGTTAGTCTACACGACTCAACCCAACGGATTGGGCGCGTTTCTTGGAATGGGGGCACCGGCTACGTCCACAACCTGACTATTCCCGAGGAAAAGCACCGCCCCATGTTAGCACACCTACTGGATGTAGCTCATAAAGTTTCTCATGACAATGGGCATACCGGTCCTACACAGGCAGATTCTTTGAGTGCGTACAGTTACAAACTGATGAGAAAATACGCTCACTCATTCATTCCTGAGGATGCACGGGTAGAGGGTGAAGACGAGCACGTTTACGAGCACGCTACTTACGCTCACCAAAACGCCGTACAAGAAGCCAGGGCACAATGGAACATTGCAAAACCTCACTTGTTAAATGCTTCAACTAACAATCCCCTGGCTAGGGTTAGGGTAACCGAACACGAAAAACTAATGCGCCAATTAGAAAGCCTTACAAAGCAGGGGCGACTATTGTCAGCTCAAGGACATGCGGAGGATGTAGGAAAAAGCAATGCGCATTTGTTGTACAGAGCGTTTCCTGAGACACATCCCAGACAAGTAGCAGAAGCGTTAGCTGCTTCTGGAGGCCACATAGGTAAAATAGTCGGTAACGACTTTTACGACGAACTATACGGACATTAGTCATGAGCGGTGCAGATAACCTTAGCCCACAGTTTGGGTCTTACGACTACCACGACCTAGTCTCTACTGGCGACCATCCCCCAGCGATGTTTGCTACTGCCAAAGAGATTATTAAGACGCATCATCTTGGTGACATGGATGAGCAAAGCACCAAGCGAGAGCTGATTCACGAGAAGCTCGAAAACGCAGACGCTTTCCCCGGAATGAACTACCACGATGTTGACGGCGTTGACGAAGGACCCGCAGACGAAAGACAGTCAGGTCAGTTTGGCGGACTAACCCAACGTATTAAAGAGGGCGGTTACGATTGGTCTAAGCCTGTCCAGGTACGTGCGCACGGCGAAGCCTCCACGCTCTATAACGGACACCACCGCGTAGCCGTTATGCGCCGTGACCGCCCTGACGAGTTTCTCCCTATTAGTACGGTTTACTAATGAGTATGGAAGACGAGCCGTTTACGCTCGATGAGCTGCCTGATAAAGAAGAGTATCTAAAGGCTAGGCGCAAGGTAGAGTTCTTGGCTGGACAACACGGTCAAGGCTACACTTTTTCTTTTGGGCACCACCATAACCCTGAGGGAAAGTTCTATAGCACAAGCCATATTGTGATGCACTCTCCTGAAGGGGAATGGGCCGGGAGCATCGAACACAACGATGACGGACATGTTGGGCACTTGTACGTAGAAAAGAAGCACCGGGCTGCTCTTCCCGCGCTTTTGGTTGAAGCGACTAACGCTGCCGAGCAACGTGGCTGGGCACCGCCTTATGAGGGGGGAAGCATGTCTCCTATGGCACATAGGATGGCTTCTCGCCTTATTCCTAAAACCACGCGGATTACGGGGGGCAATCCCAAGGGCGATGTTATTGACCGGTATGAGAATTGAAACTAAGGAATACTTGACTTATGGAAAACTTTGAGATGGATGAATGGGGCGGCGAAAAAGCTAAGCCCGGATTCATGAATGGCTTTGGTTGCGTTAGCCCAGGCTGTCAGGCTACCTTTACTAGGGCTGACCGTCGTAAGGCGCACATTGAGATGATGCACCCGCACGAGAACAGCGGTCCTAGCCCCGATATGGTTCAGATGGCGCGTATTCGCCCTGAGCTTGCTGAGGCAATGGGTATGACTCAAGAAGAGGTACATGCTCCGCAGAACGTTCGAGAGCTGGAGTGGCAGCAGGAACGTCAAGCACGTATTGAAAAGGTCTCTCGTAAACAGGCTGAGGGCGAGAATGAACTAAAGGTACACCCCGTATATCGCCCTCTTGTTGCCGCGCTTTCTCACCTCAATACTTTAAGAGCCCGTGCTTTGGCTACAGAGCCTGAGCACCGGCACGATGCGGTTCGGGAAGTCTCTGACTTAGCCCATGTTCACTTAACACAGTTTGCACACGGGGTTTCTCATGGTTCATCAGTAGATGACCCTATGCACCACCTTGAAGAAGGCATGAGTCACATGCACCACCTAAATCGTATGACGCAAAGTGGCATGACGCACAAGGACGACTCTGAATCGCAAGCTATTCACCAGCACGAAAAAAACCTTTATGAAAAAGGTTGGGGAGAGAAGTACCCTTACGGAGATTACTGATGTCCAGTGAAGAGACTCGCGCACGGCTCATGGAAGCACTCGAAGAGATTGCAGACTATGCCGCGATGATGAAGGGTGCAATGGCGCACTTGGAAGAAGCCGGTCTTAGTCAAGAGGCGGCAGAAGCGGTCCTCATGAGCATTATGGACATCCCAGGCTGGGTAGTCTCGGAATTTAGCGAAGAAGACGACGACTAATTCTGTCAGACTTAGTTTATGGCTCGTAAGAAAAAAGACCCCAATGCTCTCGGTGGTATTAACTGGTCTAAGTACGAAGATAAGAAGGCTAAGCCTACTCCCGCACCTGAGCCAGAATTAAACCCCAATGTTTCTCAGCAACTTTTTGCTAGGAACTCAGACGGGTCTATTACGCCCCCGTTCTTTGCCACAGCGCCCGAAATCTTGGGTCATGCAAAATTGATGGACCACAGGATTGTTGGTGGTAAACCAAAGGTGTGGAATAGTCGTAAAAAAGCTTGGGTAGGAAAAGAGCCCGTTTACGAGAGCGACGAGGCTCTTATGGCTCGCAAAGCAGCTGAGTCAGACAACGAGGTTGATGTACCCGAGAGCTTTAAGTGGAAGAACGGTGAATTTGGCGGTTTGACCAAAGACATTGCTGAGAAGGGGTACAACTGGGAAGAGCCTATCCGCATGGACTTGCAGAGCTCATTCCTTACAGACGGTCATCACCGAGTTGCCGTAATGGCGAGAGACCGACCTGACGAATTCTTGCCTTTGCGTTATCATGGGTATTCACACCCCCGGTATAAAGATTCCGTATAAAACCATTTGGAGAACAGTGTTAGCCTGTAGCGCTTGCAAGGATGACGTAGGAGAACTGTGGCTGGGGAAATGCCGCGAATGTTGGAACGACCTGGGGCATAAGCTCTCTGAAGACGACTAGTCGTTCCTAGGTGCAATACGTCGGGGGAAATCGTCAAACACTTCTGGTAATCGTTCTGTCACCTTAGTCCTTTTAGCTAAAGCGGATACGGACGGGTTTACCCATACGTTGCCAACTTTAATAGACCGCTTCTCTGTGTTTGCCCGTTTCTGCGCTTCGCGCAATGCCTCAGACACACCTTGGTTAAAGTGGTCGTTAGGTTTCATACCTTTAGTGTGACAAACAATTCAGGAGGCGTACTTCTGAAGTAGTGGCATTGGGTCTACATAGACCCCTTCTTCTTGTATTCCAAAGTGCAAATGTGCCCCTGTACACGCTCCGGTACAACCCACAAGCCCAATTACGTCTCCCATGTTGACACGGCTTCCCAACACAAACTTAGAAGGAATAGACCCGTCAATCATGTGCGCGTAGTACGTAACGTAGCCATAACCGGCATCAATCATCATAAGGTAACCGTAGCTCCCCTTCCAACCTGCAAACACAACTGTACCGGACATAGCAGCTCGAACAGGAGTTCCAGCGGGTACCTCAAAGTCTGTCCCGGTATGGTCGCTTGAGCAGTTGGCGCAGGGAGCGGTACGCCAACCATACGGACTGGCAATCTTGACATTACCAACGGGATAGATAAGTTGCGGTTTGTACAACCCATCACGGTGAATTGTTGCTTCCCACGAATTAGCTGTAACCTCTTGGTTTGACGCAGAGTAGTCCCCAGCGTTTGCTGGACCAAAAGGAGCTAAAACAGTTCCTGGAATACACATAAGCGCGGTTGCCCAAATAAACGCCGTTATTTTTTGGCGGTAACAATAGACATCACTAAAGAAATACCTTACAGATGGGTGCACAGATACTTTAGGCATCTTGGGCAACCGGGGCGTGGCTTTAGAAACTTGCTTTTTAATAGCTGGTTTCCAAAACCACTGCCACCTGTTGCGGTAGTAAAACAATTGCATTCGTATAGTCGGTTTATCACTCATGCGTTACCCCTCTTGATAACTAGTGCTACTTTTTAGCCTTCTTTACTGGACGTGTTACCAAACTTCCAAGAACTTCTGTAGTCAAAAGCACGAATGCGGGAGCAAGAGCGTTCAACAGTGCTCCAGTCCAATCAGTGTAGTCATTAAGGCCACGAACTGCCACCGTGTGGACAAAGTTTGCGACCGACGAGAGCAGAGTTAGGAAAATGGCAAAAGCAAGGAACCACCACTGGTTCTCTCCACGGCTACGCTTTGCAAGTGCGCCAAGGCTTAGAACAACAATGGGAATGTCAATCATTACGGGAGTGAGCCACTGCCACTCAGGAGCAAGCGCTTGCCATTCGGCAACGTAAAGCAGACCTGCCCATGACGTTGCAAAGGCGGCGAGAGCTCCAGCAATAACGCCAAGAGCAATAAAACGGTACAGCCAAATGTTATCGGCGTTAATGCGCGATTGCGCTCCCGTATTTGATTTACGAGTTCTTGTCACAGGTTGACCTTTCTTTGGGCTAACGATGGGCTTTTTAGGAGCTGGAGTAGCCCCAGACGGAACAAAATTAGACAACGTGTCCTCCTTCATAGAAATCCTTACATCTCTGTAGTTTAAATCAGGAAACCCTTTGTAAACAGGGTCGTCGTGCCGGAACACCTAAATGGACCAGGCGACATGCTCTTCGATACGCGTGGGGCGACGCTCGACAAAGAGCTGGTTTTCATCAAGTTCGTATGCTATCCGATAAACATTCCCAAACAAAGCGCCCCGTTCCTCTGCTTTTGCATGGGCGTATTCTCGTGCCAGTTGCATATCGTAAAATACTACCGACTGAGAAGGCACTTTCGCGCCTATGGCGTAATCTTGGCTAGTTCCAATGTACATATCCATGAGGTTAGGGTAGCACAAGTTGCAAAGACGTGGGGGTTGCGTGTCGCGTAAACTGGTACAAAGTCTTTGAGGAGTTTTCGTGGTATCCAAGGAACACCAGGGCGGGCAATTCAGTGCCCCGCGCTACATTAAAACGGACTACGAGCGTAGGCGTTGGGAAGAAAGCGCTAAACGGCGCTACATCCTCAAGGTAGGAGAAGGCCCCAAACGTGTGGCTGACCCCGATGGTAACGGCGATACCTACATTGACCGTCAGCCAGGATTTAAGTGCACGTTTTGCCGCGCTAAGTTTCACGAAAGTGAAACGTTAGATATGCACCACAATTTGGAGCACCAAGATAAAAGAAACCCCAACAATGACCCGCCAAACTGAATTAATAAACGGCTACATAAATAGTCGGATTCCCCAATACTCTGGTAGTGCTGAGTCTCTTGCTTCTATGCCTTATATTGACTTCCGTCACAGCGCGTCTCCATTGCGTCAAAGTCAGAATGATGAATGGCAAAACGACTACAGAATGCCTGGTGAACGATAATGCCTTATGGAAAACAGTTTGAGAATACTTTTCATGAGGATGAGAATGGGGAACTAAAGTTTCATACTAAGGACAACTTTAGACCCGAGGGAACAGGCGAGCATTCGCCTGGAGTTTCTTACCAAGGAATGCTGTTTGACCCTCACTGGGGAACAGGAACGTCTAAAGACCCCTCTCTTGCTAAAGGGGAGTACGAGGAGGCTGCTGCCAGAACTTTGCGTCTAACTTCTGTTCCCGAGTATTGGGACGACCCAGAAACACGAAAGTCTATTACGCACGGACTGACTGAGGCGCTTAAAAAAACTACTATTCCTATTCATGTTCTGAATAAAGCTTCGTTTGACGTAAGCGCAAATTCTAAAGAAGATTATCGAGTAACGGGAGCATTGAAAAGAAAACCTCGTGGAGTTATTGACCAGGAAACTCCCGAGGGGAAAACTCCCAATTACCTGGGCGGAGATTTGACGTTAAACACGGGGGCTTTCCGTAAAGACGACTTTGTAACCGGAACACCAAAACTTAAACGAACTTTAATCCATGAGATGGGTCATGGATTAGAAGTTAGTGACGAAAATGCTTACGGACGGCACCGGAATACCAACGCTGCGGACCCCATTCAAGAGGGGGTTGCTGAAGGCTTTGCGGATAGGTTTGAGCGCCCCAGGTTAGAGTCCGCCCTGCATGAGGTAAGTGAGTCCCGAAGAAGGGAGATAGCAAGTAATCACGCCAGTGGTGCCGGGTATACTCCACAACATTTTTACGGGGGTACTCAACGAGCACTGTATGCGGCTACTAGGCTTCAAGCTTCGTTGCATGACACTCCCGGCGTAGGAATACCTGAAAGAGCAGAGTCTCATCTTGGTAGGGCACTTATATCTTCTACCGAGGAAGAAACGCTGTCAAAACAAGAGCACGCACACTTGTCTGACCAGCTGGTGTTGGGGGAGATGTACCACACACACCCTCACGTTCGCGAATTGCTAGACCAAAGAGGTAACTTGGAGCGCGATGCAGCTAAAGAAGCCAGAGATGTCTACCTCACCCGTTTGAATAAGTATAACACTAGAGCTAACGTAGATTTTCCCAGAGACGGTTACTGGAAACAGCAGAGGTTTGACCTAACGTGAGTAGCGCCTACGACTTGAGTAGCAAACAGCTGCATAATTACTTACCTGGAATGGCCCCGGAGCAAGACGACCTTGACGCTCTGGGGTACACCAAGGTATACCGAGGAATTCATACAGGATGGCCTTATAGATTAAAGTCTTCTTCCGATATAGACTTCAACGATATTGGGCACCATTGGACTACAGAAAAGTATGTTGCTCAATCTTTTGCAACAAAGTTTGGCAGTCCTACCAAAAATAACTTTGGTTACGTGGTAGAAGGATACGTCCACCCAAATGATGTAGCCGATTTGCAAAACAACGGCAAAGATAAGCTTATTTATGGCGGTAAAGGTATCTACACACACGACCATTCGGAGAAAGAAAAAACGGTACGCCATGGAGCACCGATTAGACTGACCGGAATGTCTAAAATTAGAGACGTTACTAATAACGAATACGGGGAAACAGAGTACGAAGAAAAGCCCGTAGTCAATTTCACCCCACGAATTGCTACCGCTTCTACCTTACGAATGAGCCGATAACGTGAGCCTTTACAAAGCCGAATCAGAATGGCGAGCGTCTGACCCCCACGCAGGAAAGCTGATTTCTCTTTCGGGTGCAAGGGACTTGACAGAGGAAGTTGTCAACCACCCTATGCACAACAACGTGCCTGGAATCGAGGACTTGAGAGCACAGTTCTCTGCACGTAAGGGAGTTCGGGCGTATAACCCCCGCAAGGTAGACATGCCTGAGCATCTACATGCCGGGATGGACACAGAAGGCATCTTGCACTTCCGTCGTGACCGTCTGAACGTGGGTACTGTTACGCACGAAGCATCCCACCTTGTGGAGCGGTTGGGGCGTCAATTCCTCAAAGTTCCTGAAGTAGAGGGGCACAACGCGGTATTCGCGCGCACGCACGCGCGTAGCGCTTTTGGTATCGTTGCCCCAGAGTCTGGGCGTAATTTGATTGCGGCATACCGAAGAAATAACGTTCCCGTAAAGGAAGCGTGAGTTTCAACACGCCGTAGAAGGTTAGTCACATGAATGTAATTCAGCGTGATAGCCTGACTGGAGTGTCCAATACGGAGGGAACTTCCCCATGTCATTGCTAGACAACGAGAACTACCGGGCCGACCTACAGTCCAACCTGAGTAGCCGTGAAGTTGCTTCTAAATGGAGCACTGGTAAGACTACAGTAACAGAACACCGGGCAAAGTTGAACATCGTCAAAGAAGACCCAACAGCCTCACTGTCTCCCGCAGGAACCGCACGTGAAATCACTAGCGAGTCTTCTGACGGTAGTCGCACCGTGGAGGCCATTCGTGACCGCCCTGTTACCCTTGATGACGCTAGAGAGTGGATTCGCGCAAGCGGGGATGACCCTGCGGACTACACCATCAGCATCAAGTCCATTGCCTATGGCTTGGACATGTTTTCTAACAAGATGTCAGCAACCCCTAAGTTTGGCAAGGTAATTAAACTTGCCGACAAAGTTGACTACGAAAAGGCCAGCAAGTTCATTGAGAACTTTACGTTTATTCCTGCCAAAAAAGACTTTCTTGTCGATGTCAGCGTTCTTCAGCCTACAGACGAGCAGTGGGGTAAAACAGACTTCAATGGCGGTAGCGAGCAGACGCTAGAGCGAATCATGACCTCTTATGGCGGATTTGTCGAATACGTCAAGGAATATCGCCCTCGTCAGGTGCTGTTTGCAAAGACTGGTGATGGTGTAGAAAACTTCTGCAATACGTCCAGCCAGCGGGATACCAACGACCTTGACCTGCCCCATCAGATTCTTGCCATGTACAAGTCTGACTTAAAGGGCATCACCATGATTGCACCCCTCGTAGAGAGCCTTGTAGTGGCCCACGTGCCCTCAAACCACTCCAGGTGGAGGGTAGGGCTCAAATCCGATGGTGGGGACTCTCACGCCGATTTTGGCATTGCTAACGCTAAGACCCTTGCGCACACCCTTGAAGAGTTTGGAAACTTCCCCAATGTGACGGTTTTGTGGCCTGAACCGCACATGGAGTCAATGACCGTTCATTTAGACACTCTTAACGTGGGTCTTGTTCACGGTCACCAGTCTTCTGGTCCTGACAAGCTCGGTGAGTGGTGGGCACGTCAAGACCACGGTCGTATGCCTACGTGGGATGCTGATGTGCTCTTTTCTGGGCATTGGCACTCTTACCGCGTATACGAGTCGGGTGATGGACGCCCAGTATTTGTTGGACCTGCCTCAGATAACGGCTCGTCTTGGTTCTCCAATAGCCGTGGAGAACGCGCTACTTCGGGAATGTTGGCAGTAAGTTTCATTAACAAACGGTGGAAATACCAAGATATCCTGTAGTTCTCTGCTATCCCAGGTAAAATTAAAGAGTCCAAATATTTTGGGCTCTTTAACTTTGGAGATGTATGAGCTATATCAACACTCTTGCTCAGTATCGCATCAGCGATGGGTGGAACGACCACCTCGCGCGCGGCTCGCGCGGCGGAGTTGACTATGCAACCGGCATGAACACCCCCATCCTTGCCCCCATTGCTGGTCGCCTAGAGAACCGCGGTGACACCGGCAACGGACGCGGTAATTGGATTCGTTTCCACCACGGAAACGGGTTTGTTGACGAGTACCTGCACCTAAACTCTTTTGTGGCTGAGGGCAACTACTCTCAGGGTCAGGTCATCGGCTACACGGGTAACACCGGAGATAGCACCGGACCCCACGTACACTGGCACCTAATTGCTCCAGACGGAGTCCGCGTAAACCCTCTTGACTATGTTCAAGGCGGGAGCGGTGGAAGTGCTTCTTCTTCTACTACAGACTCTATTCGTGGAGTGCAACAGAATCTAGCCAACCTTGGACTTTATGACGGCGCAGTAGACGGCGTTACTGGACCAAAAACTTGGCGAGGAATCCAAACACTTCTTCAGCAAAACTATCTTTATTCTGGTGCCGTTGATGGTGTTCCAGGACCGATGACCTACCGTGGAATGCAACAGTATGGTCAGAAAAACGGCAACTATGCTCCTCCCGGTGTGATTGATGGAGTTCTTGGACCACTATCGTGGGCTGGATTTTATCAAACTCTAATCGAAGATATTAACGCTATGAATAACGCAAAAGCAGCAGCAGCCAAAGCAGCAGCCGAAGCCGAAGCCAAGGCTAAAGCGGAAGCAAAAGCCAAGGCAGAAGCAAAAGCAGCAGCAGATAAGGCAGCAGCAGATGCAAAAGCCGCAGCAGACGCAAAAGCAGAATCTGAAAGAATTGCAAAGGAACAGGCAGCAAAGCCAGTTACTCCAGCAACCCCCACAAAGCCAAAGCCCGTAAAACCAACTACCCCTGTAAAGGAACCTATCGTGACCACCATCGCCCCTCTTCCCACCGACGCTAATACCGCAGGAACCGACGCTCTCGGCATCCTCATCCCAAACCCTAAGGGCCGCAAGCTTGCTTACGCCCTGTACGGTCTTGCTGCTCTCGTCATTAGCAACCTTGGTGTTGCTGTAATGGCAAGTGGTACCCAGGCCCCAATCTGGCTCATTGTTGCCAGTGCCGTGGTCGGAAACCTTGCTGTCCCCTTCACAACCTTGGCAATTGCCAACGCGGGAAACAAAAAGTAGCAAAATATTAAGGAAGCCCCTCGGTTTATGACCGGGGGGCTTTCTGCTTTTGGTAGACTAGAGGAACCGCCCGCTCTTGGGCGGTTTCTATGTCTACAGGGAGAGATTTTAATGGGAATTCTAGGTCAAGGTATTCAAGAAGGTCTGCTTTTGAAGCCTGTCAAGTATCAATGGGCGATGGACCTTTACGACCAGGCAGTAGCTAATACTTGGTTCCCGAATGAGATTCAGCTTGGCGAAGACATCGCTGATTTCAAAACCATGTCTGAGGACGAGCAGCACGCCATTACCTTCTTAATGAGCTTCTTTAACCCTTCTGAGCTGATTGTGAACAAGGCTCTGGCCTTTGGTGTTTACCCCTATTTGAGCGCCCCAGAGTGCCACCTCTACCTCGCCAAGCAGATGTGGGAAGAAGCCAACCACTGCATGTCGTTCGAGTACGTGTTGGAGACCTTCCCTGTAGACCGTGAGGCAATTTACGCCCAGCACGTGGCTGTTCCCTCAATTAAGGCAAAAGAAGACTTTGAGGTCAAGTTCATCACGCGCATGACGGAAGAGAAGCTTGACATTGACACCGTAGAGGGCAAGCAGGATTTTGTTCGCAACTTGGTGGCTTACTCGGTAATCATGGAGGGCATCTGGTTCTACAGTGGCTTCATGGTGGCCCTGTCGTTCCGTCAGCGCAACCTGCTGCGCAACTTTGGCTCACTCGTTGACTGGATTGTCCGTGACGAGTCCCTGCACTTGAAGTTTGGTGTCAACCTTGTTGTGACCATTCTGGAAGAGAACCCCGACATTGTTACGCCTGAGTTTGCGGATGAAATTAAGCAGATGATTCTCGACGCCGTTGACATGGAAATTGAGTACAACCGCGACCAATTCCCCCACGGCATTCTTGGGCTCAACGCTGACTACGCCAGCCAGTACACCAAGTACTTGGCAGACCGTCGTCTTGAGGAGCTGGGCTTTGGTTCGCACTACAACGTCAGCAATCCTGCCAAGTGGATGGCTGCTGCCAACGACACTTTGCAGCTGGTTAACTTCTTTGAGGCCACCAATACCTCGTATGAGTCCAACGCATCTGCGGTCACAAAATAAGTCACAATTGACTTATGGCACGTAAATCCAAAGGCTCAGGGGTACGCAACGACAACCGCAATTGCGGTAAAGGTTTCAAGAAGCGTCCCAAGATTTTTGACCCTATCAAGCGCCGTCTTGTGAGGGTGTAATGGGGCGCAATAACGGTGACTTTGCTGGGGGCAGTTCTTATCCGGTATACCACGGAGACGGACTAGCTGACTACAATAAAGGAGCACGTTGGTCTGACCATGCGCTCACGGAACGTCAGGCTTCTCCAGAGCTTGAACAAGAGCCGGGGCATCGTTACGGGCGCGATGTTGCGCTACTTCCAGTACATCAGTTGACTAGGTTCCGAACCCTTGACCGAGAGGGCAGAGACGCGCGTAGTACTAGTGAAAAAAACATCTCTAATATCAGTGAGGACTTGCGTACAGACGGGGTGGGGGCAATCCGTGAGCCGCTATACCTCATGTACAACCACAAAGAAAAGTGGGCAACATTAGGCGAAGGGCATCACCGACTTGCTGCCGCCCTTCGAGCCGGGGTCACCCACCTTCCCGTAAAGATTGTACGGGGCTGGGATGAAGTAGCCCAAGATAAAGCGCAAGGAAAGGGCGCTCCCCTACACCTTGATACTCGTCTTGTTGAGCCCGGTGAGGGCGGTTACTTCCCGTCTCAACTACACCCCGGTAATTTTCAAGAGTTTGAGGGTGCCCGCTAATGGGTAGAAGTAACTCGGACTTTCACGGGGTTACGTACAGCCACACTGCTGACAAGTTGAGCGCTCTTATCCACGCCAATCACCCCGAAGAAGGAATTGTGGGGCACATGCTTCTTGGGTTTGAGCGCAAAGGGCGGGGCCGTAATGTCCGCAACGTCATGGTCAACCCTGAGCACCAGCGCAAAGGTATTGCCTCCGGAATGTGGGCATACGCCAAAGAACAAGGGTTAAACCCAGAGCACTCTGAGCCCACAACACAAACAAACGAGGGTAAAGCTTGGGCAGCCAAGGTTGGTAAATAATGGGGCGCAATAACGGTGACTTCAACGGCATCTCGTACAAGTTTACGGATACGCACCCTACATCCCATGAACTAGAGGCTTTTGACCCTACTGTGGGAGATGTTGTTGGCTATCTGCGATGGCACAGAAAAAGTGGGCGAGTAGAAGACGTAAGCGTTGACAAAGAACATCGTCGTAAGGGAATTGCCACAGGCTTGTGGAATCACGCCAAAACTTTAGGGGTTACTCCTCCGCGCCACAGCGGTGTGCGCACTGAGAGCGGCGCGTCGTGGGCAGAAAAAACCAATTAATAACCTGTAGGCTAGACGTATAACCCGCCGAAAAGTGTTGACCAACAACTCGTTCCTAGAGTGGTTAGAGCACCTGCCGTAGCAAATTGGGACGTGAGCTACGGATAGGATGGGTTATTCCTCGATAACTCAATTGGCAGAGTGCGAAGCTGTTAACTTCGAAGTTCCTAGTTCGAGTCTAGGTCGGGGAGCAAAAAAATAAGGGAGACAATTAAGTCTCCCTTATTCTTGAAGTAGTTACTCCGAGTCAGCCTCGTCGGCGTCTTCGTCAGCTTCGACCTCTTCAGCCTCGACCTCTTCAGCCTCGACCTCTTCAGCCTCGACCTCTTCTGCTTCGACCTCTACGGTCTCGTCAATTTCAGACATGTTTATTCCTTTTGGTAGATGGTTGGTATTGCCATCAAAAGGATAGCAGAGATTACTTACTTATCGTGATTATCGTGTTTGTGTTTCCAAACAGAAACACCGATAGCAATACCAATAAACAGAGAACCAATGACCCCAAGAAGTGTGGTTGCGTCCATAGTTTGACATTATCAGCAAACGCTGTGCTAGTCTATGCAACATGAAAAAGTCAACGGCATTTGCTTTAGGGACAACGGTTTTTATTAGCGCAGGGTTCTTTTTTGCATCAACGTTTACTACGGCTAACGCAGAGCTCCCTACACAAACAGAAACTCCCATACCCACGGCAACTGAAGAGCCGACCCCTGTGCCGACAGAAACGCCCGTTCCTACCCCTACCCCTATCGAAACCCCTGTTGAGCCAGATATTCCTATGCCAACAGCCAGTACGGTACTGGACGCTGTAGTTACGGGCATTACGACCTATTGCCAAGCACACTCAAGTGTTACCGCTAAATCAAACTGGCAGTTGTGGGACCCAAATGCAGTCCAGGGGTTAGGCTATTGGGAAGTTGCTGCAAATAGTTATAGCGGAATGATTGTTCTGAACGTAACGCCTCAAGGTGATAGCGTTCTTATCGAACCTTCTGATAGCCTATCTACGCAAGCGTTCTATGAGTGGAACTGCCCAAGTTCGTTTTCAGTATTGGTGGGTTAATTATGTCTGGTAAAAACCAAGAGAAGCGTCGTCTAAAGAATATTGAGCACGCAGAGAAAGTATGGACTAAAGTTCAAATTCAAGCGGCTCAAGCAAAAACTTCTATAGATTCCGCACTGGAACTCATTCGGGATAAGAAAGAAGAGTTGACAGAAGAGCAGTTTGCCCTTGTTGAGACAGAAGCCAAGAAAAGGTATTCTGAACTCGAACAGTACGTTCTAACAGCACGGGACAATTTTGTCGCTAAGATGGCGAAGTATTCTAAATAGGAGGGTATCTTATGAGTAGTTTTTTCCCTGAAATTTGGCAAGACTTTCACGAAGTTTCTGTAGATAAAGAACGCAATCCTAACGTAATTAGCCTTGACTCTATGATGCAGGACGCCGCAATGCGTGGGCGCAAAGATGAGCTATACGACGTTCTAATGTTGCTAAAGCAAATCAAGAGCCCACCAAAACAAGTCCAAGACATCATTGCCACTCTTATGAGTCGGTGGGATGAGTATGGAGAAGAGACCTCTTAGGAGGTCTTTTCTTTTTTGTTTCTGTCACAATAAATACATGGCAACTATTACTGGTCCCGATGGCATGTTCATGTCCCAAGGGCACAACGAAAACTTTTACGACGGCAACGAGACTGCAAGAGCTAACTCTGGGGCTATGGAAGAAACTTCCCACTGGGAAGGACCAAAAGCTTTGGACATCTCAGACTCTCAAAATCAGTTTGCTGGACACACGGCAGGAGCTCCGGCTAGTAGCGGAATGAGCGGCTAGTGACGGAGAAAGAACTTCCTGAGGAACTTGACGACGTCATTGGCGACGACGAGTGGGATGAGGACGAGTACTGGGATAGCGATATCTGGGACGATGAAGACCTAGAGATTGAGGACTCCGAGTGACGGCACCTATTTCTGTCAACCAGTTTAATCTTGCATTAGAGCAGGAAATGCGGAAGTACGGAAATCAAATTCCTGAGCGCGGATTTAGTGGTGCCGGTTACTGGTGGTACGGATACCCCACGTACATGGGCAGCACGGCAATGTTTAACGGAGTTACTACCGCTGCGCAGTGGAGTGAGCAAGCTCAGCCTGACGCCGACTCAAAGATGGCTGGAGCTATCTCTGAGGCGGGGGCTGATACGTCAGGGGTAAACTCGGGTGCTTCAGGAATTGGCGCTAACTGAGCCGGTTTATTTACCGTTTCTTTGTCATCATAGAACTATGGTTTACATGACTCCTAGGAAGCCTTTGGCTCCTAATAACGGGTCTCCAAACCGCGTTCTTAGCCAACAAGCATTCTCATATGTGTACCCAAAGGCAATTGAAAAGCCTTCTGTTATGACGTACAACACTCCGGGTCGCGGCATGAACGGTGAACACGACAATGGTCGCACAGGCTCTATTGAACTGTGGCGCTCTTTGTACGCACGCCGTAAATACGGAATGCGTTAAACATCCCCTTTTAACGACTACCATTGGGAAGACTTAGTCATGATATCAATCGACTTAAGCATACTCACTTCTATTGCAGTTATTACGAGCTGTGTGATAGCGGTTCTTTCGGCGGTGGTATTTCCTATGGCTCGAAAATTTAAGAAGTTTAGTGATGGATGGGATGACTTCATGCGGGATTGGAAGGGCGAAGATGCTGAGCCGGGGCGTGACCATGCCCCTGGTGTTATGGAGCGCTTGAACGATATTGATGGCGAGTTTAAAAAGAATTCTGGCTCTACTTTGAAGGACGCAATTGCCCGTATCGAGGGTAAACTTGAGGAGAGCGATGAGCAAATGAGTCGAATTGAAGACCGACTTAAAAAAGGCGACGAACGCATGACGCGCATCGAAAGCAAGCTTAATGAAAAACCAAAGGATAACTAATGGCTGACGCAGGTAGCAACCCTCTAGGTAGTGGTAACCCAATGAACGCTGGCGGTCAGGGAGGGTTCCAGGTTAATGAGGGAGCAGCAAGCGCCAACATGCGTGGCGCTATGCCTAGGGGCGGTGGCGGTGGCGGTATTGCGGGCGCAATTCGAGACATCGCTGAAAGAAAAGGGCGTCAAGCAGACCGTGAGCGGAATAACGTAGACTTTGCATGGCGTGAGGGTATCCGTTATGAAAGCAGTGCAAACCTATCAAAACTTCAGTCCCGTCTAAGAACTGGCGAAATTAAAGTTGGTGGACAACAAGAGCGAAAGACAGCAAAGACCGTTGCCAAACAAACCCGTAAAACTGAGGCAGCGGGTAGTGGTTTGCGGATTAATGAAATGAACACTGAGCACAAAAATACTTTGTCTAAAGGTAGAGCCGATGTTCGCAATTTCACTAAGGTAGCTGAGAAGTTTGAACCCGGTAAAAATGCTGCGATAACTACTGGTAACGCTACTGGAAGCGGTATGCTGCGCAAACCTGCGCCGACACCAAAAGCGACTACTCGTAGGGCAGCTCCTACCGCTACCGCTGCTCAAAAAACTACGGCTAAAAAGCCCCCAACTCCCCGCAAGCCCCCTACCGCCAGGTAACTTTACCCCACTATTACTGCGTAATTGCAGTAGTGTCTAAACGACTCTAAAGGAGACCCCCATGCAAAAATGTTCTAACTGTGAAACCGATGCAGATATTGCCTACGTAGGTGCTGGGGTTCCTATCTTGTATTGCAACGCGCACCTTCCGGGATTTTTGATGCGTCCAGACTACAAGCACACACTTATTCCAGCCCAGGATGTAGCCTCTGTCGTTGAGCCCGATGTCGAGGCTCCTACAGCTAAATCATCAAAGAAAAAGACCACCTCTGACGCGACCGCTGAAGAGGCAACTGCTCCCGCAGAGGAGCCCACACCCTAAGGAGATATCCATCAAATGAACGAAACAGACAACGTAAACGGTTATTCCGTTGCGATTGACCCGATGGACCTCCTTCAGTGCGATAGTTGCCAGTAAGTTAGTCTCATCACGCCTTAGCCCTCCTTTTGGAGGGCTTTGTGCTTATATGAGGGTATGCCTGTTATCCGTAAGTTTGCCATCCAGGGGCACGCTATTCCTAAGACTGCCCATGCCCCGAGGGGTCCTTTCCCCCCAGAAGTACTGGCGCAACCAAAAGTTTACAATGATGACTCTCAAGGGGACTCTCTTCACGAAGCTCTTGACGACGTTAGGCTGTTTCGTTGCAAGGATTGTGGGACGATTTTATATGAGGCAGAGCTTTCTGACCACAACTGTGATGAGGAAGACGAGCTTCTCCCCGACGCGTAGGGGACAATCCACTCTCTAGAGAAAGATATAAACCATGGCAGTAAATGAAAACGGAAACCTGCTCGATGACGCAGGTAACGTAGCCGTAGACTTCGTGTGGGGCAACCTTCCGCTCGCACCGAACGACGAACGACTTGAAAATGGCGGCGCACTTCTTGACGCCACTCTCGACAGCCACGAAATTGCCTACCAAGGCTGGAATGGCTACCCGCTGTACACCGAGAACACTGCCGGTGCTGAAGGTGCTGGCTACATCGTAGTTCCTAGCGTTCTTGGCGTGGCTACAGCACTTGCAAGCCGCATCCTTACGGATGATGGACTTACGGTTACCACAGCTGCTGGTGCAACTAACACCGCTACGCAGCCCACCCAGATTAACGTCACGACGACTACTGCTGCAACGGTCACCGTTGCTGGTGGAACGAGTACGTGGGCGGTTGGCACCAAGGTCACCATTACGGCTGGTACGGGTATCCCCGCAGCACTCGTTGGTACTTGGACAGTTACTGGCGGCTCAGGAAGCACTCTCGTTATCTCGGGTACTGGCTGGACCGTTGCTAACACGGGAGCTATCACGCCCGGAACTCAGCTTAAGGGTGCTGCTGCAACCATCAAGGCTCAGTCGGTCGCTGCTGGTGCAGACTCAATTGCAGTCGGCGCAGCTATCACCATCACGCCTTGGGCTGCTTAGTCTCCTAGTAATATGGCTAACGAAGGGGTCCCTCTCGGTGGGCAGTTTCCTGCTCGCAGTGAGATGGGACCTCTTTCGCCATTTGTAAAAGATGTTAGGTCCATTGGAGCTAACAGAGGTTACGACAAGTACAACCAACTAAGCGCCAACTATCAAGAGGCTCCTTACTACGACCCTCAAACTGACCCCTATGTGCTCAATCAAAATGAGCAAGTGTCAGAGCCTACTGCTTCAGTTATTCTGACGGATGTTCCTACATCCTCTACTGACTACGCTCGTCCTAGGACAGTAGCTGCTGGGTATGACCCACAGTCAAAAACTATGACGGTAGTTTTTCGTGATGGAACGTTCTATAACTATTACCAGGTTAATCCGGGAGAGTGGGAAGCTTTTTCAGCGTCATTCTCCAAGGGAAAGCCTTGGCTAAACCGTGGGTTTAGAAATGGAAAACAAAAAATGGATGGCTTGTTTATTGGAAAACCCCGAGGGGTAGCGTCTCCTGAGGACATCCCTCCCGCTATTCAAGAACAGCTTTACCGCGTATCTCGCGCACAACAGCTGTATCGTCAGCCTAAGCCACAACGTGGCAATCCAGAAATGGTTGCGCGTCGGCAGACAAAGGCAAACCCACAAGCTGGGAATCCGGCAGACAAAAAACGAAAGCGATAAATGCCAGAGGTACACAACATCGGAAAAACTCGGTTCACTCAATTACTAAAAAACTATCGTGTTGAATGGGGCTGGAAGTTTGTCGTTCGTGGTTGGACGCAAGAGATTGAGCCGCCGTTTAGGACTGCCGCACCGGTTATACTGCGTCTTCCAGGAAATAAGGCGTTAGTATACGGTAAGTGGACAGGGACTCTAGACGAAGAGTCCGCATTAGAAACCGCAATACAAGGACGGGTACTTACAGATGACGATTTTCAAGAAGAAAAAGGATGGATACCAGCCCCAGACCAAGATTCAGAAGAGGGTTGGTACGATATCTACTCCAGAACTGGTGACTTGGGCTGAGAACTCCCTGTTTGTTATTGGCAAAGAGATTACCGGCTGGCAGCGCACGCGCGAAGCCTTCTTGTTAGATGAAGCCGACTTGGGCGCAGAAGCGCTGTACGCCATCACTCAAGAATTAAAGAGACGGGCTGCCAGTGGCCTTTGATACTGAGAACAAATTTGAAGAGATAACTCCTGAGTTTTACCAAGAAGACCATGAGCCCGAAAACCTTGAAGAAGGGTTTGAGGAACTAGACGAACTTAGCCAGGACTTCGTAAATAGCTTGGTAGAAAAAATCATGAGTTTTATGGTTGTGTTGGTTGGACACGACCTGCACGTCTACCAGAAACCATTGGCTCGAAGAATCATTGAGTCCATCATCATTAACGATGGTGAAGAGGTTACTGCACTCGCGTCTCGTCAGTCTGGAAAGACCGAGACTGTTTCCGACACTCTTGCTACTCTTATGGTCATCTTGCCCCTGCTGGCAAAGATTTACCCCGAATTGTTGAGCAAGTTTAAAGACGGATTATGGGTAGGCATGTTTGCTCCCACAGAATCCCAGGCCGAAACCTTGTTCAGTCGTACAGTCACAAGACTCACCTCAGAACGTGCTCTTGAGGTTTTGGGAGACCCAGAGATTGACGACAGTGCTGCCCGTGTGGGTGGCGTTACCAAAATGATTCGCCTAAAGCGGTCAGGGTCTACACTGACCATGATGACGGCTAACCCCAAAGCCAAGATTGAGTCTAAGTCGTTTCACGTTGCAGTTATCGATGAGTGCCAAGAAGCGGATGACTTCATGGTGGCAAAGTCTATCTCTCCAATGCTTGCTTATTACGCAGGTACCATGATTAAAACGGGTACACCTACAACTAGCAAGAACAACTTTTATAGGTCAATTCAGTTGAATAAAAGACGGGCGACGGGGCGCGGAGCAAGACAAAACCATTACCAGTGGGATTGGAGAGACGTTGCTAAAGTCAATGACAATTACGCTAAGTTCATTAGCAAAGAGAAGCTTCGCATTGGCGAAGACTCTGATGAGTTCCAGATGTCTTACAACTGCAAGTGGCTCCTTGAAAGAGGAATGTTCGTCACGCAGTCTGTCATGGATGAACTTGGAGATACAAGCCAGGAAATCGTCAAGGTATGGCACAAGACGCCCGTGGTTGTGGGGATTGACCCCGCCCGTAAGATGGACTCCACTATTGTTACCGTCGTCTGGGTTGACTGGGATAGGCCAGATGAGTTCGGTTATTTTGAACACAGAGTCTTAAACTGGCTAGAAATTCAAGGAGACGATTGGGAGGAACAGTACTTCCAAATCGTCAACTTCTTGAGTAACTACGATGTCCTTGCCATTGGTGTAGATGCTAACGGTGTTGGTGACGCAGTAGCCCAACGTTTGAAGATTCTTATGCCTCGTGCCGAGGTAATCCCTCTTACCTCTAGTCCTACTGAGCAGTCCAAACGGTTTAAACATCTACAAGCTCTCATCCAAAGACGTATGTTAGGGTTTCCTGCCCATGCCAAAACCCGCCGACTTCGTGTGTGGAAGAGATTTGTCCAACAAATGACGGATGCGGAAATTGTTTACAAGGGCGCTAATTTTATGGTCTCAGCTCCTGACGAAGCCTACGCACACGACGACTATGTGGACTCTTTAGCTATTTGTTGCTCAATGACAGTTGACTTGGTAATGCCGGAAGTGGAAGTCTCTAGTTCGTCATTCTTCTAGGTATTTTGAGTTTGGCAATACTTAGTATAGAAAACGCGAGAAACTAGTAATGAAATGCGCATTTCAACATACTAAGGAGTTACTTATGGGTATTGGACCCGCCCCCGCTTTCCCTGAGCGTTCGCCCAACGTCTACGAGCGTAAGCTTGCAGACAACGCCGAGCGTCGTGGACCCCTCCGTTTTGAAGAGGGAATTGCCACGGACACGGATGTCCCCAACGACTTCCAGAAGGGCATCATGAGCGGCTTTGCTGCTGCTCCTGGTCGTCCGAACCGCAACGCCCCTGTGTGGCAGAAGCCCGCTGCTGAGACGCTCATGGAGCGTGCACACGTTGGTTCTTGCTCCTGGATTGAGGCTCCGACGTTCCTCGCTGAGTTTGCTCATGGTTCGTTCTCGAACTACGCAGAGCAGACCGTAGAGGTCGTTGCTCGCTCGGGTGCTCGCACTCAGCGCCTCAACCCGACCGTCGTAAACGACTAGTTCAACCTGTCGGGGTTCCGTTTCTCTACTAAGGTAGGGGCGGAACCCCTTGGTTGATTGAGGAGTAGGGATGCCACATCAGATACCTGTAAACACTAGTCTTTGGAATATGGTTATCATCCAAGCCAAGGCTCGGTTTTCTACGTACCCTTCACCGGGAGCAAGCCACTGGGTACACGCAGAGTACGAACGCAAGGGCGGGCAGTTTAAAGAGGTAAGCGAAGAGACTCGTACAGCAGAAATTATGCGTAGAAAGTACCTTCGTGAGCGTCACGAAAAGCTTCTAGCTAGGCGTTCTAAGGGCAAGCACCACGATAAAGACAAAAAGGGCGATAAGTAATGTCATTTGCAGATTTTTCACCACCCAGTTATAGGGCGGCGTCTTCTGACCTAACTATCAGCATCTCGCCTCTGGGGCTTGTAGAACTTGCTGATGAAGAGTTTGAGGTTCACGGGCCTCGTCTAAACCGTTACTCGCTCAACTGGGCTATGTACCTCGGACACCACTGGGGCTACCGACGTGAGCAGGGTGAGACTCAAGTCTCTTTTAATTACTACCGTGCCTTTATTGACTTCTTGACTCGCTTTGTATTTGGTAAGGGCGTCCAGTTTCGTAGCCCAAAGGCCACAGAAGCCATTATTCCTGACCGTCTTGAGCGCGTTTGGGAAATTGACAACGATAAGATTCGCGTCTTATTCGAGATGTCTCAGATTGGCGCTATTACAGGCGACTGCTTTGTAAAGATTGCTTATGAAGAGCCGTGGACCGACTCTATTGGTCGCGCACATCCAGGCCGCGTTCGCATCCTACCATTGAACAGTGCTTTTTGTTTCCCTGAGTTTCACCCCCACGACCGAAGCCGCCTATTACGATTTAAGCAAAAGTATCGTTTTTGGGGAACCTCACTTGAGGGAACCCGTCAAGTTTTTACTTACACGGAGATTCTGACTGATGACATCATTGAAGAGTACATTAACGACGAGCTCATTGATTCGCGGCCTAACCCGCTCGGTGAAATTCCCGTCGTACACATCCCGAATATCCCTGTTTCTGGCTCACCGTGGGGACTCTCCGACGCCCACGACATTATCACGCTTAATCGGTCGTACAACGAAATAGCCACTGACGTTGCCGACATCATCAACTATCACGCTGCTCCAGTCACGGTAATTGTTGGGGCTAAAGCTTCTAACCTTGAAAAAGGTGCTAAGAAGGTCTGGGGTGGTTTGCCCAAGGACTCGCAGGTATTCAACCTTGAAGGCGGTTCTGCCGGTCTTGCTGGCGCTATGCAGTACATGGCGATGCTGAAGACTTCTATGCACGAACTAATGAACATCCCTGAAACCGCTCTGGGTCAAGTTCAGCCTATTTCAAACACCTCTGGTGTGGCCCTCTCTATTCAGTACCAGCCTTTGATGAACCGCTGGGCACAGAAAACAGCTCAGTATGGCGCTGGACTGGAGAAGATTAATGAAATTATTATGCTCAACCTGGCTATCAAAGAGCCTGAAACATTTATCTACAATGCAGATACAGATGGCCCAATTAAGCCTGACCAGCTTGACCAGTTGGACCCCAATGACCCGCTTACGTACCAGACTTATGCACACTTTCCCCAGCCTCTCCCGCTCGACAAGCTAGTCTTGCTCAACGAGATTCAGCAGAAGATGGGAATGGGACTGGAGTCAAAGGAGGGCGCACTCCGTGCCTTGGGCGAAGAATTCCCCGAGGAAAAACTGCAAGAAATCCGCTCCGAGCTTGTCGATGACGCTCAAGCTGAGGGTGCGATGAACCTCATTAAGGTTCAAATACAGAAAGAAATCATGGACATGACCGGAATGATGGTCGGTCCTGATGGCTCTGCTACTCCTATGGACCCCATGCTAACAGGCAATGGAGATGTCTTAGGAGATGGTGTTCTTGGCCCTCCCGGTGAAGAAGCCAATGGCGACCCCAACTTGAACGCCAATACGGCGGAGTTGCAGGGCGAGCAAGCCATCCGAAACAAGCTTGTCACTGACGCGTATGGAACAAAGCTTCCATCTCGTAGAGCAGTTGACAGGGACAACTAAATAATTACCTGAAATCATAGTTTATAGAGACAGTTATCTACTCAGTAGGTAGTTTGGCTCTATACAGACAAGGTCATGTGTCATTAATTCGGAAAACGACCAAGAGAACAAAAGGAGACTTCATGTCGGAAATCAACACAGAGGTTGCAGAAGCAGCCGACCCCATCACAGCACCCCCCGTTCAGCTTGCCGAGGACGTATTGCCTACCCCCCAGTATACCGCCGAAGATATTCAGAAGGCGCGTGCACAGGAAAAGGATAAGCTCTACTCTTCTATGGAGAAGATGAAAGAGGAGCTCAACGTTCTCAAGAAAGAGCGCGAAGAGCAAATTGCAAAGGAAAACGAACGTAAGGCACAGCGTGCTGCACGAGAAGCTGAAGCGGCTAAGAAGAAAGCCGAAGAAGCTGAGCAAGAAATGTCCTTCAAAGAGCTTTTGAAGGTTAAGGAAGACGAGTTTAATGCACAGCTCGAACGTGAGCGTGCTGAGCGTGAGTCTGCTTTTGCCCTTCTTGAGCGTGAGCGCGAATACCAGGAGCTGACGGCTTACCGCCAACAGCGTGTAGAACAGGAACGCGAAAATATTCTTCCAGAGCTGATTGACCTTATTCAGGGTAACACCCCTGAAGAAATTGAGCAGAGTGTTTCTCAGCTTAAGGACAAGTCAACTCGAATTTTTGAGTCTGCTACTCAAGCAACACAGCAGACTCGCAAGGAAATGGTCGGAGCACGTATTACGTCTCCGGCAAACGGACCCCTCGATAATGATTCGGACCAAATTTCGGTATCTCCTGATGACCTCAGGAACATGTCACTATCTGATTACGCAAAGAACCGCGCCAAGTTGCTCGGTTCAGCAGGTACCAATCGCGGTCAGGGATTGTTCGGTTAGTTCATAACCCCCTAACCCTCTTTTAAGGAGAAAATTATGGCTTCTGCCATTACCGGTTCTGGGCAGCTTGCTTCTGCTCCTACCGCTTACTCTGGCTCCAATAGCCAGCTCTCACAGGCAATCCAGACCATTTGGTCCAAGGAAATCCTGTTCCAGGCAATGCCCATCCTCCGCTTCGAGCAGTTCGCTGTAAAGAAGACGGAACTTGGTGTTGCCCCCGGTCTCCGCGTGAACTTCCTGCGTTACAAGAACTTCTCGGTTGACCCGACCCCCCTCACCGAAGGTGTTCGTATGACTACGAACGCACTGACGGCTGAGCAGATTGCCATCACCGTTGCTGAGCACGGCTACGCAGTTGCTGTTTCCGAACTGCTGCTGAACGCCTCGTTCGACGACATCATGGCTTCGGCTTCGCGTCTTCTCGGTCGCCACATGGCTCAGTACCTCGACGTACAGGCTCGTAACACCCTGTCGGCTGCCACCTCGGCTGTCTTCGGTTACGACCGTTCGGGATTCTCGGCATCGACCACCTTCAACACCTACGCTGAAGGTACGGTTGGTACGGCTATCTCAAGCCTCGACGGTAACCACAAGCTGACCACGGGAACCATCAAGGATGCTGCTCTTGCCCTCGCCGGTAAGAACATCCCCCGCATTGGTGAGACCTACGTCATGTTCATTCACCCCAAGCAGTCTCGTGACCTCCGCTCAAACCCGGAGTTCATTGAAGTCACGAAGTACGCCGCCCCCGGTAACTTCATGCTTGGTGAGATTGGTCGCCTCTACGACGTTGTGTTCATCGAGACCACTCAGGTCAAGTTGCTCGCTGCGTCTGGCACGTACACCACCTCGACCAACGTTGGCGTTCCTGCTAACGCTGCTGTCGTTCCGGTCAAGGCGAACACCGCCCCCGGTCAGGGTGGAAACCCTGCGTCGGCTGACTACACGGCTGATGCTGGTTACCTTACCTCGGCTACCGGTAACTCGGCTGACGTGTACGAGTCCATCATGATTGGTGACAACGCATTCGGTCACGCCATCAGCCTTCCGGTTGAGCTCCGTGACGGTGGCGTTCTCGACTTCGGTCGTGAGCACGCCCTCGCATGGTACTCCATCTGGGGTCTCGGTATCATCACCGACCAGGCTATCGTTAAGGCTTACACCAACTAACGACTGCTATTTAGGGAGGGGGTCTTCGGGCCCCCTCCCAACACAAACTACAACACAAGGAGAAAAACACCGTGGCAAACCTTCCAACTAGTCCTCAGGATGCAACTGGGGCAGCTGCCGAAAAAGCAGCAAAAGCTAATGCAAAGGCTCTCCGTGAGCGGGCAGACGAGATTTCGACTGTACGTGCTCAAGAGGCCATCGAGTTGGAGACGCAAGTCTTTGACCCAAAGAAGCCCGACCAGCCCATCCTCATTGACGAGATTGAGGAAGTTGGCGTATCGGTAAATAATGACAAGGTCATTATTCGCACCATTGCCGACATTGAAGACATGACTTATGGCATCGGAAACTCGTACACTTTCAAGCAAGGTGTAAAGTATTCCGTTTCTCGTGACCTCGCTCAGTACCTTGAGTCGCTGGGTTACATCTGGCGTCAGTAACGTCAGCCCTGTACTGTCCGCCCTGCTGGTTCTCGCCCTCCTCCCAGCAGGGCGGACTTATTTGCGCTGTAATTCCGCCCGTAATCGGGGAACATAGAACTATAGACTTTACGGAGGCTTTGTGGCTGACATCAACAGCTTGGTAGCTAAGGTTCGCATCGAACTCGGTGACTTGGGAAAATCCTTTGTTACTCAGTTTGTTTCTGATGGAACCACCAACCGCTTCCGCTTGCACTACGCGCCGCTTGATGCGGCTGGCGTTACTGTGTACGCCAACGGTACTAACATTACGTCTAAGTCTTCAGTAGAAGAATCAACAGGAACTCTTGTGGTTGATTTGACTTATGCAGAGTTTCCGAGCTTGGTAAACAGTGGCACCGTAGTACCAAAAAGCGGCGTAGCCTTTACTGTTAGCGGAACTTACTACCGGTATTTTACGGCTAATGAACTTAGCACTCTTGTGAGCACCGCTGTGGAGCAGCACACGGCAAAACAAATTGACGTTATTGGGCGTAAATTTACTGTAGAAAACTTACCCACGTTGGATGAATACCCCGTGGCTGTGTACGCAACTACCCTTGCGCTCTACACGCTTGCTACCGACGCGTCTTTTGATATTGACATCGCTGCTCCTGACGGCGTAAGCATTCCTCGTTCTGAGCGTTATCGCCAGCTTATGGAAATGATTCAGACTCGCCAACAGCAGTACCGCGAGTTGTGCGTAATGCTGGGCGTCGGTCTGTACAGCATCGACGTATTTACGTTCCGTAGAATTTCTAAAACCACGAATCGGTATGTACCTGTGTACAAGCCTCAAGAGGTGGACGACCGTTCGTTCCCGCAACGAGCACGTATGGCACTACCTACTTACGGCAACGAACCTACGGTTTTCCCCACAGAAGACGGAGAGTTTACGGCTTACCAAGGACGCGCCTTTACTGTTGACCGTACACTCACAGCCAAAAATTACGCAGGAAAGACGTTCGTTGCAAACGTTGTGCTGCAACGAGGCTCCTTGCAAATTGTGCAGGGCTTTGAGCTTAACGTTAACTCTAGCCTTCCCAACTTTGCTATTACAAACGCGGCTCGAACAGCAGCTAGTACAACCATTACGCTGACTACCAACATAACGCACAACCTTACAGTCGGTACTTCCGTAGTAATCACTGACGTGCATGAAACCGTAAACGGAACACGAACGATTACAGCAGTTACCGCTACAACGTTTACGGTAACGGGAACCGCAACTACGGTATTGGCGTTGAGTGCTCTCACCGGAACGGTAGACGTAAATGCCAACCAGAACTACACATTTACGCTTTCTCTAACGGCGGACCAAACACGTTACCTTGCAAACCGTACATGGTGGGAAATCCGTACCATTGACCCCTTTACCGATGAAAGCCTCGTCATTTACGAAAGCCACCTATTCACAGTTAGGTCAAGCGAGGTAATCCTGTGACCTTTGTCGTGCCAGCTGGTAAGCCCCTCATGGAAAAAGATGTCGCACTCCTCATTCCTAGGCCAGGAAATACTTGGGTTGCGGATGCTTACGTAGACCTTGACGTTATTGATAGTTCTTTTCCTGATAACGATGGACACTTGGGCCTCTAGAAGGCACATAACCAGTCAAAATAGAAATGATACTTAGGAGTTTTTATGGCTAACTCAGGCTTTAGCACCATTCGGTTGCGTCGTGACACTACGACAAACTGGACTACCGGAACCAAGAACCTTGCATACGGTGAAATTGGCATTGATGTCACTACTGGCAAGCTAAAGTTTGGAAATAGCAGTGGTAGTGTCCAGGCATGGGCGGACGCTAAAAATGTTGCGGTTATTCAAGCCGATAGCGCCACTGCGGCAACTACGGCAACAAACCTCGCCAGCGGTGGTACTGGCTCTATCCCTTACCAGAGTTCTGCTGGAACTACAACCTTCTTGGCTGTAGGTGTAGCCACTACTGGTTCTACGGTTTTGCTTTCTGGTGGCGTTCCTACGTGGGGGCGACCAAAACTTAGCTCCACATTCATTGACGCAACAACTGCTTCTGCTGACGTCCTTGGGGTAGTTAGTGACGCAACGGGAACGAACAAACTGGTGTTTTCTACTGGTCCAAGCCTAACTTCCCCAGTAATCAATACAAGCGCAATTTTTAATACTTCGGGTAGTGGCACAGTAACTGTGACCGCTGGTTCTGGAAGCGGAAGCTACACTCTTGCTTTGCCCAACGAGTCTGGTACATCACTGCTTACTGCTGCAACTGCGGCGAGCACCTACGTGGGTATCGCCGGTACTCAAACAGTTACGGGCAATAAGACTCTCAGCGGTACGACGGTTGTTTCAGGGTCGTTAGACGCCTCTAGCGCCACTGTGAAGCTCTCAGGTATTACTTCTGCCGGTAGTGTCATCGTCAAGATTAACGCGTCTACGGGGGCACTGAGCTCCGGTAAGGTAGACCTTGCCGCAGCTACGGATGTTAGTGGGCTCCTAACCGCTACAAACGGTGGTCTTGGTGCTGACCCCGGTTCAGGAACTCTTGGGTCTGGGCTTGCGGGGGCGCGTTCTACTCTTCGCGTATTTGTCCAGCAATACCAACCTACGGGCACAGCAGGTAACGGCTTTATCTCTGGGTATACCCCTGCGGTAGGCGACGTTTGGTTCTGGTGAGCTAAATGGCTAGTGGCGATGTTGTTGGCTATACCTCTGCGGGGAATAGCTACTACGATATAAGAATTATTTGGAGCACGTCAAGTCATAACATAAGCAACAATACCAGCACGGTTACTGCCACGGCGTACTTGAGGTCCAATGGCGCGGGAGGCTTTAGCGGGTATACCTGTGCGTGGACTCTTACCGTTAACGGAGTTCTACTTGTTAGCGGTAGTGCAAAACTTTTTGATTGGATTACTGACGGCGTTGACCGCCAGTTTGCCACTGGAAGCACGGTGGTTACCCACACTACTAATGGTAGTAAAGCCATTTCAATTAACGCTACTTTTGACGATACCGATAATACCGAGTCTTTCCTACCAAAAAATGTTTCATACACCATTACTGCCACACTCGACGACTTTAGCCGTCCTCCATTAGCTCCCGCTTCTGGACCTACCCTTGGACGAACCGGTACTGGCGGAACAATATCTATTACGTCACAAGCTGCTGCTAGTTACGCCGTTGCAACGACAGCTACTACCCAGTATGACTACCGATGGAATAACGATAATGGGGCATCGTGGACAACCGTAACAGGAACAAGCAGCGCTAGTTTTCCCAATTTTACTGGCACAAATCCTGCATTGGTTTACTACTTCCAAACTAGAGCTATCAACTCAGAGGGAACAGGACCGTTTTCTCCAAGCGCGGTTGCTTACGCTGCTCCTTCTATTACCTCCGCGACATCTGTGGGAACAACTGCAACCGTTGTTCTTGCGGCTCCCGCAAGTAATGGTGGCTCTACCATTAACGCTACAACTGGCTACGCCATTGACTACAGTACAGACTCTGCTTTTGCTACCTTCTCAACTAAGTCGTCTGCTGGTGTCGGAAGCAACTCTATTACAGGACTACTTCCTGGTAATACGTACTACTTTAGGGCAAAGTACGTAAACTCCGCGTCTGTCACTTCCCCTTACAGCGCCAGTGCTTCGACATTTATTGCCGCTTATGGACGCCGTTACGCTACCTCTGGCTCAATTACTAACGTTACAACCACTACAAACGTCAAAACAATAACTAGCGTTTTTGGAGGGGAGTTTAATACTGATTTTACAACTAGCGCTGCTCACGGGTTTTCTACTGGACAGACCGTAATCGTCTCTGGAATTGCAGCCCCCTATGCGTACCTAAATCAAACGTACACAAATATTAGCGTTTTTGGCGTTAATTCGTTTAGCACGGATGCAAATAATGACGGACTAGGAACTGTCTCTATTAGTGGTACAGCTACCGTTACTGGAGACGCCACCTACACCGCTTCAAATAGCTTTTCAGCCAACGATACGGTAACTATTACGGGAGTAAATCCGGGCGCGTACAACTTGACCAACGCAACAATTAAATCAGCGACTGCTAGTTCTTTTGTAATTACAAGCACTGCCCAAGGAACTTATTCCAACTCAACGGGTACTGCTTCTGGTTGGGCGCGTATGTTGACCGGTAAACGCGTAGCGTCCATTACACCTACAAAATCGGGGGCAATAACCGGCTTTAACGGCAACACAAATAACAACATTGCTAGGTACACGGTTGCGTCTGGGCACGGGCTTGCTATAGGTGACGTCGTTACCATAACCGGAATTTCCGCTCCATACACGTCCCTAAATCAAACTTCCGTAGCAATTACCCTTGTAGACACTACGTATTTTGATTTAGGGCTCAACATTGAGGACGGAGCTTTGACAATTAGCGGGGCATACACAGTGGGTCCGACGCCTTCTAACCCAACCTGGACACCCATTACTATTGCTCAAAAGTTCAGCGGTAGTTGGTCTTCTTTCTCTAACTAATAAGGATACTTTATGCGTGGGTCTAAACTACAAGGTCGCTTTGACATTGACTACGAAGCTAAGTCTATGTACGAAGGTATCGCTGAAGAGCTTGGTGGAACTATTGGTCAAGAAGTTGACTGGTATCAGTGGTCTGAAGATTACTTGACAGAAAACTACCATCTTGTTGTCGATGACATTTATGACGTTTCTGGGTACACCGATACCAATGGAGTGAGCAACGGGCGTCGTTGGACAGAGCCGTTTAAATTGCCAACCATTATGGCGCAACTTATTCGTTCTACTAACGTCATGAATGAGCGCGGTTTTTACGTGTCAGATACTTTGCGCCTCGTTGTAAACGTGGGAGATGTTGAACGGCTTATCCCTCAACTTATGGATAACCCCAACCTGCACATCAAAGACCGTATCATGTATAAAGGTCAGGTTTTTGTTCCCACCCGAGTTCTCCCACGCGGAGCGTTCGGATACCGTTACGCCGTAGTCACCATTGACTGCAACCAGGTTAACCCAGAAGAGCTGGTCAACGACCCGCAGTTCTTGCCTCAAGCTTTGCCTACTGTAACCGAGTCCCGCCTATCTACTTATGGAGCCGGAGAATACGGCTCTGGAAATTACGGAGATTAATCATGCCACTTGTAAAACCCACTATTGGTCAAGCGGGATGGGGTACCACCCTTAACACTGCTCTTGACTTTCTAGATGAAGAGACTGTTTTGGCTGTAGCCAACGTCACTACCCCAGTTACAGCAGCAACTTTTACCGTCCCACAAACTAGCCGGTTTATTACGTTTAACTCTGCTTCAGCTATCGCCGTGACTTTGCCAACAGCTTCACTATACCCCGGTCGAACGCTGGGTTTGAAGACTATCAATACAGGTGCAGTGACCTCGGCTGCTTCTAACGTAATTCCGTTGGCAACCACTACGGCTGCGGCTACTCTTTTCTCCGCCAACACAGCCGGTAAATGGACAACTCTAGTTAGTAACGGAACTAACTGGGTAATCATGGCGCAAAACTAATTGACTACTTAGTCGTAACTTTTAAAGAAAACTGAGAAAACATAATGGCTGAGACCAAACGTTTTGGCCCCTACAAAGGGTCTAAGCAAAACGGAGGGCGTCCTATCTACGTTTACAAGAAGAAAGTAAACGGTAAATGGGAAACCACGTCTTCTAATAAAGCTCGTGTGGACTATGAAGATGCCCACCATGAGACGCTTGACCGAAAAACGGACGTTGACCACAGAGACAACGGTGGTCGTAAAGGTCATGACGGGCTTAGCAACCTACAGGCGATGAGTCATAGTAAGAATGTAGCTAAAGAGAACCATGGTCGTAAAGGCCGTCACTATAAGGAGAAGCACTAATGTGTGATGGAAACTGCACTTGCGGTAAAGGCAAGAAGTAAATGGCAAAAGTAACTGCTGGCGGTAGAAAGCATACCGTTACCCAAAAAACAACTAATAAAGGAACGGGCAAAAAGGGCGACATTATTGTCGAACAGAATAGCCCTTCAGGTAAAAAAGAGCGCATGAATCTGACAAAGTTGTCAGGAGCAAAGACGGTCAAACAGGGCGTCAAAGATACTAAGAAGTTCCACAAAGAGAACCCCGGAGTTAAATAATGGCAAAAGAAGTATGGGATAAACCAAACCCTAAGAAAAAGCACAAAAACCTGACGACCAAGCAAGAGTCAGCAGCACGAGCTCGCGCCACTGCCGCTGGTCGTCCTTACCCCAATCTGGTAGATAATATGGCAATTGCACGAAAGAAGAAAAAAACAAATGGCAAGTGAGGCGTGGCAGCGTAAAGAGGGCAAGAACTCTAAAGGAGGGCTAAACGAAAAGGGCCGTAAGTCCTACGAACGGGCTAACCCCGGCTCTGACCTTAAAGCCCCAGTAAAGTCTGGCGACAACCCTCGTCGTGCATCGTTCTTGGCTCGTATGGGTAACATGCCTGGTCCAGAGCGCAAACCCAACGGGGAACCTACACGTCTTCTCTTGTCACTTCAGGCATGGGGAGCATCCAGTAAAGCTGACGCCAAGAGTAAAGCGGCAGCAATGAGCAAGCGTCTTGACGCTAAGAAAGGCAAGAAATAATGGCAATGTGTAAGTGCGGTAAGTGCGGAACCTGTAAGACTCGTGCAAAGAAGACCGCTCCTAAGGGAAAAGACGCCAAACTTGCTTCGATGTACGGAGACAAGAGTAAAATCACCCGTGGCGACGTTATTACTGCTGCCAAGATGAACAAGAAAAAAGGTAAATAATGGCAATGTGCAAATGTGGTACGTGCGCGGCTTGTAAGAAGCGTGCAGCCGATAAGAAGAACAAGCCCTATATCGGTTCATCTGCTGATAAGAAGCAGGATGCCAAGACGATGAGGGGCATGACCCCTGCCCAGAAGGCAAAGTTCAACAAAGAGGACGCCAAGATGGACAAGAACACCAAGCTCACCAAGGCGCAAGACACTAAGAAGGACAATGCTCTAGCCAAGAAGATTAAGGCTGGCAAGAAGTAGTTCTAAGTAAAAAGAGTATACCCCGCCAAGTGCGGGGTATTTCTCTATCCTTAAAGTGTGGGTATTCGTGCGAATACTCATCCAGCTTGCTGGACCTGCCGCCTCTTTTAGGGGATTTTGCGAAATGATTGATTTCGGTTTACGTGCCATGCCTAAAACGTGCGTGCCAGGTTCAGTCGTTTTGCTCTCAGGAATGGTCAGGTCATAATGGCAGGAGTAGCTCGCGCCACTGCTAAAGCGCACCTGACTGCACACCTCATGTCTGATGAGGTCAAGAGTCATCTCAAAAAGCACGGGTGGGACGCCGACGTTGCTGACAACGTCTCAGTGCACTTTGAGGGCGACAAGTTCAATTTCCGTATCCACCCAGATTACGCAGAACGTGCGTGGGTGCATGAGTACGGTTCGCCAGAGCACCCGCCTACGGCTGCTCTTCGCAAGTATGGCAAAGAAAGCTTTGGGGGATTCTAATGACTTTCTTGCTTAGTGAAGACAAGGCCCTTCGTGAGAAACTCCAGGGGATGCAGGTTGAGGACCAGAAGTCAATAGCGGATGGTAAGCCACGTACTGTTGGTGTGTGGTTTGGACAGCCTGACCAGGAAATTCGTAACCAGTCTTATCCATACATCACAATTGACATGCTGGGAATTACTCGTGACACAGAGCGCGAAATGCGCGGCATTGTCTCCCCGTCTTATCTCATGCCAGAAACCTTTCCCGCTAACGTAGACGGCGCGGAATTGCACTTGCCGATTCCCGTAATGATTGACTATCAAATCACTACGTATGCACGGCACCCTCGCCATGACCGAATGATTATTGGGCAACTTTTGTATACAAAGTTTCCTATTAGATTTGGATATCTAGAGTTGGATGATGGAACCATCCGACGTTTAGATGTTCAAGATGTTGCAAAACGCGACATCACCGAACAAGCAAAACGCTTGTTTGTAAACGCTATAACAGTGCGGGTCTCCAGTGAGGTTCCGCTAGGCACACTAAAGAACCTTTACCAGGTTACGAACATTACTCTGGAAGACCCCACTCTCGTAAGCATCGTTGGTCGCCCCGGTGAACCTCTTAAATACGGTGTTTTTGATGGGGAAGTTAACATAACGTGACAATTCGGAACCCCCAGAATAAACCCAACCCTAAGGAGAAAAAATGACCGCATATGGTCGTCCGGGCGTTTACATTACTGAACGTCTTCTCCCCGCGCCACTTACCTCTACGGCTACAACCAGCGCTGCTGGTGCTTGTGTCGGTACGTTTTCACGGGGACCCATAACCGTTACTCGCGTCTCATCTTGGTATGAGTTCTCAAGTATTTTTGGCGGCTATGACATTGCCCACCCTGCAACTTTTGGTGTAGGAATGTTCTTCCAGAATGGTGGAACTGAACTGTATGTTCGCCGTGTGTTGAACAGCAGCAGCTTTGCTACCGCCAACCTTGTTACATCCACGGCTACCGTAGTAGCTGCATTTACCGCTCGTACTCCCGGTGCTGATGGCAACAAACTTCGCGTTGAGGCTACCCGTCGTGGGTCAACCTCTTACTACGACGTTGTTGTCTACCGTGAAAACGGTTCTGATGCAGGAACCACGGATGACATTATTGTTGAGCAGTACCTGAACGTTGTGTTCAACGATGTCAACTCACCTGATTACATTGTCCCTCTCGTAAACAACTCTTCGCAGTACCTGACGATGACTATTGGAGCAGCTGCCAGCGGTGTTCCTCTGGGCACCGTTCTTCCGCTTGCAGGAGCTACTACGCCAGACGTTGCTCCTACCGCAACAAACTTCACCGATGCGTTGGCGGACTTTAACACTGTAGGGCGTCCCTTGGTTATCTTTGCGCCTGAGATTTACCGTACAACGCTTTCTACAGGAACGGCAGCTACCGTAGTAACCGGACTAGTTACGTGGGCTAACGCAAACGACGGCTTTGCTGTTGTAGACACGGACGCCAACGTTACTGTTGCTAACGCGGTTACTGCGGCGGCTAGTTATGGCGTGTCAAGTAACGCGGCGGTTTACTACCCCCACATGTTCATGGCTGACCCTCTTGGTCGTAATTCAGCTGCCATCCGCAAGGTTGGTCCTGCTGGTGCTGTTGCCGGTCTCTACCTTTCTACTGACCGCCAGTTTGGTCCTTACAAAGCCCCAGCCGGTCTTCGGACCGCGCTTGGCGGAGTAGTTGCCACGGAACGGGTCTTTACCTCTACTGAGCTGGACACCCTTAACTCTAGCCTGACTCCGGTAAACGCTATTCGTAGCATTCCGGGCGCTGGTGTTGTTGTTATGGGTGCTCGTACTCTGAAGCAGGATGGAACGGCTAACCGTTACGTCTCGATGCGTCGTTCTCTCATCTACTTGAAGAAAGAACTTCAGGGCCTTACGCAGTTTGCTCTGTTTGAGAACAACGACGCAGACCTGTGGGCACGCCTCCGCACGTCTATCGGCGTGTTCCTGACGGGCTACCTGAACCAGGGTGGTCTTGCCGGTGCTGGCCCTACGGAAGCCTTCTTCGTGAAGTGTGACCGTGAAAACAACAGCACCGATACGGTCGCTAACGGAGAGGTGCACATCGAAGTTGGTGTGGCCCTTGAGTACCCGGCAGAGTTTGTTGTCTTGACCCTCAGTCAAAAGACTGCGGCGTAATCGAAGGAGAAAATAAATAATGGCAACCATTATTAACAACCGGTCGAATCTTGCGACCGACCCGATTAGGAACTTTAGGTTCCTGGTCATCTTCAAGCCGTTCGACCCGAACAACTTGAATTTGACCAGTAGCACCTCTGGTGTTCCTATCGGTTTCACCTCGGTATCGGGTCTGTCAGTTACTACTGACAGCATCCCTTACCGTGAAGGTGGGTATAACACGACGGTTCACCAGATTCCTGGTCAGACGACGTTTGCTCCCATCTCATTCCAGCGTGGTGTAACGCTTGGCTCAAACCAGAACTGGGAGTGGATGCGTAAGCTCTTCCGCACCGTTCAGGCTTCGGGAAGCTCCACCACTCTCACCAACTTCCGTTGCGATGTTGAGATTCAGGTTCTTAGCCACCCCATTGCGGGCGCTAACCCCGATGACCCAACCGCAACCAAGGGTGGGGACCACGTTGCTCTGCGGTTCCAGGTTTACAACGCGTGGATTACCTCCGTCGCGTATTCTGACCTTAACGCTGGTGACAATGCCATCTTCGTTGAGCAGATGACTCTGGTCCACGAGGGCTTTGATGTCAACTGGGCTGCCGATTACAACAACGGTGCTCCTAACTTCGACTAACTATTAATAAGGAATAAACAATGGAAAACAATACAATTGAAGCCGCAAAGAACCCCGGCCTTGCTAACAAGCTTGCCCAGGAAGCCCTTGCTGTAGACGTAGAACAAGACGCCCCAAAAGAAGCAGTAATCAAACTTCCTTCGGATACTGTCGTTGACCTCCCTGGTGGGTATATTTCGCCCACTGGGGAGGTTATCAAGACCGCTGAAGTTCGTGAGCTTACTGGACGGGATGAAGAGGTTATCGTCAAGAGCACTACGGTAGGAAGAATGCTTGGTACGATTCTTTCTCGCGGTGTGGTCTCTATCGGTGGAGAAAAAGCAACGGAATCAATGCTTGACTCTTTGTTTACCGGAGACCGTGAGGCTCTTCTTCTTGGAATTTACCGCGTAACATTTGGAAACCCCGCTGAGCTTCGTGCTTACTGTGGTGGTTGCGATGACTACAAGGACGTATCCGTAGACCTTCTTTCGGATATTAAAACAAAGATTCTTGTAGACCCGGTGGAAAACCGTGAGTTTACGGTAAAAGGTAAAAAGCACGAGTACACCGTAATGCTTCCTACTGGAATCACTCAAAAGGAGCTTAACAATAACCCAGAGAAGACGTTGTCGGAACTTGGCTCAATTCTTTTGCAGAGCACAGTTGTTGCAATCGATGGGCAAGTTGTTTACAACAAGGAACAGATTCTTAGTCTGGGTATCTTAGACCGTCGAAAGATTGGCGAAGAAATTTCGCAGCGCAGTCCTGGGCCAAAGTTTGAGGACATCAAAGTCACTTGCCCAGAGTGTAACACTGAGGTGGTGGTTCCGATTAGCCTCGGAGGGTTGTTTCAATTTTAGCGCCAAAACCTACGCCGAGCTATTTACGGAGTGGACAGCACTAACAAGAAGTTTTAACGGTTGGACTCTTTCTGAGATAAAAGACCTCTCAGTAAGAGAACGGTACAACTGGCTAGAAATAGCTAAGGGGTACGGAAACTTAGCTAAGGAGTAGCATGGAAGACAAAGACGCGAGTAGTGTAGCTCGCACCATGGCTACTAGCGCTGCCAAAGAAATCGCTGCTACCGAAAGAAACACTAAAGCCTTAGAAAGCCTGACCACTGCCACTAAAACTAAGGGCGGTGGAGGCGGTGGTGGTGGCCCTCGAATGCCGGGTGCTCCAGCTGGGTCGCCTACGGGAAACCAGGGCGGCACAATGATGAGCGGGTCTTTGGCATCCGTTCCGTCGTACCCCTCTACTGGCGCAAGCCGTATGGAAGGCGGCATGAACCTCCTGGCTGGTGCGCTGGGGGCCGTTGGCGGCTTTGCCAAAGTGGGCATGGCAGCAGTTACGGGCGTTTCTAACTTGATGCCCGAAGTACAGGCTACGGTTAACCGTGAGGCTCAATTCTACAACGCCTCGGTATCGGGCGGTGGCGGTATGTCTCGCCAAGGACTCAGACAAGCTACTTTTAACGCCATGAAAGGCGGCATGACCAGTGTCGGCTCTGATGGAATGGTTGGAGAGTTTCTTGCCAGCCGTGGTATGGTCACGGATTCCACCCGTGGTAGTACTTACATGCAAACGGTGCGAAGTGTTAGCAACGCCGCTAAATACTTAAACATGAGTAATGACCGAGCTGCTGTAGCGGTAGAAGGTCTTACTAGCGGAACGACCTCTCGTAGTATGCTTCAGAATTTGGGCATTTATACCTCTGATTTAAAAACGGGTAAAGCAAAAACCCAAGGTCAAATAATGAGTGAGATTGGAGACCGGCTTAGTGCTGGTCGAGGAACCGCCACCGCCGACCAAGTAAACGAGTCTTTCCGTAGAGGTAACTTGGGTGCTTCATTGGCTGGCTTGGGACTGTCAGAAGACCAGCAACAAATTATGCGTCAATTTTTGGTTGAAAAGGCCAAGGGCAATAACATGGACTTGTCGAGTGATGAGGACATGGCAAAGCTTTCTGAGATGGCTGGGGTAAACCCAAATCAATCGGGTATGACGATTACCGGTATGCAGACCGGTGCTATGAATAAAGCGGCAGAGCCGTACATCAAAGGTATGCAAGCAGCCGTACCTGCTATGCAAGCTCTTACCGATGCTTCGGGTATTTTAGCGGAACAGTTTGGTGAAGCTAAAGCCGCCATTGAAACAGTAGCAGGTAGTCGTGAAGGTGGCGCAGTAATTGGCGCTCTTAAGATGGCTATGGAGGGCCTTACTGAAGTTGTCAGCGGACTAGTAGGCGCTTTTGGTGGCCTCATGTCACTTTTAGGTACGTTTGGCATTGGCGCTGGGGCTGCTGGTGGTGCGGCTGCTACTGGAGCAGCTGTGGCTGGTACGGCTGCTACTGGAGCAGCTGTGGCTGGTACAGTTGCCGTTGTTGCGGCTACTCAGGTAGGTTCAAAGCTGGTAAACGATGCTGTTGGGCAACAACTCTCTACTGCCCCAGGCATTGGTGTTGAAAAAAGCGCAGCTTCTTGGTCTTCTTATTTGTCAACAACTCAAGCGGCGGCTTCAACTGGTGGCGGCTTCGGAATGCCCACGGCAGATGGAAAGGCCGGGGATTTATTTGGGTTTGATGCTGGAACTAAAAAATGGCTACAAGAAAACCCTAAATGGGCTAAAGCTCATCCGGGAGATAAACCAGACATTTGGGCACAAATATTTCAAAAAGACTCTAAGGGTGGACAATCGTCCAGTATTAACGCCAACGGTATTACTGGTTCAGCGGATAAAAAAGGCAACATTACTTTCATTATGCCTGTTCAAGGTAAAATTACGGATGGTTTTGGACCGCGTACACCTCCTACTCCAACGTCTTCGTCTTACCACAAAGGTATCGACGTTGCTGCTTCTGAAGGTTCGCCTATCGTTGCTTCTGCTGAGGGCCAAGTCATTTCTTGTGGCCCGGATGGTTCATACGGTAACGTGACGCGAATTAAGCACCCCAACGGCTACACCACGGTTTATGCTCACCAGTCTCGCATTGGAGTCCGTATGGGTCAGAATGTACGACAAGGTGAACGTATTGGCGCTGTGGGTACCACGGGAGATTCCACTGGCCCCCACCTTCACTTTGAAATTAGAAATGCTGGAGGAGCTCCCATTGACCCAATGAAGGTTATCGGTGGCGCATTCAACATGGTTGGCGGTAGCGCGGAAGCACAGACTAGTGGCTGGGGCGGGAGCGCTGGAGCAGTTGACTTAGACTCAATCATTGACCAACGCGCTAAGCAAAAGGCAGAAGTACCCGCTGCTTTGGGTGGCATGGGAGCCGGTGGAAGCCGGGGTAACGGCTCGGATACTTTTGGGGCAAAAATTAGCAGCCTAAAGGGCGCTATGAAAGGCTCTAATACTAGCTCAGGCAACAACAACCTGACCAATAACCGTATGAGCATTTCTCTCCCTGGCGCACCAAGCGCTAAAACGGGAGACTCCTACGTTGCTCAAGATGGCCCCGTAAACGTTCACGCTGGTGAGGCTATCCTCAACGCGGACGAAGCCGCTAGTTGGCGCAGGTCCAAAGCTGGAGGTAATAGGGGAGGCGGAAGCAACGTGACTATCAACGTAAGTGTTGCACAAGCAAGTGAATCAGAAGCCCGTCGTTTTGCCACAATGATTAAACAGTACATTGACCAAGACGACATGATTAACCGAATGGGAAGTAAATAATGTCTTTTTATAGTCCTTTTAAGGTTCAGAAAAGTAGTGTTCCGCCAGCTATTGCAAAACCCAGACGACCCGTTCGGGACCCAAATATGGTTGCAACAAGCGCCAGGTCGCTGAGCGCATATTATAGGTCTACTGGTCGGGTCCCTATTGTTCCTATCCCCAGGCTTGGCGGTGCGGAACCTACCCCGCCAGAAACTAGGGGTCCTGCTCTTACGTATAACGCTAACGAGCTACTTTACAATGTTGGTTGTGTTAAAGACGCTTACTTTAGAGACTCTCGTGGATTCTTTAAAACAATGTCTCCTACTCCTGAAGGTAGGGTTAGCGACAGAGTAACTACGGTTACTAACCCCAATCAGCTGTGGCAAAATGTTGGTACTAATAAAGGCATGATTACTCTTTTTGTTCCTGCTGGTTCTGACCCTGGAGCAGATGGAGCTATAGTTCCTGATTTAGCGCAAACAAAACTTCAGCCCGCAGAACACCGTCGTTATGGATTTCAATTTCACTACAATCCTACGGAAATAACCATGAACTTTGCCGGTGCGCCTAACACCGACGCGGCAATGGAAATTTCCGGTCAAGAAAAGTTTAACCTTGTAGGTTCCCAAGTAACTCAAAGTACTATTTCTTTCGACATGGTTTTTAACCGTGTGTTTGATATGAATTATTACAGACTCGACGGGACTATTAAGTCAGACTTTAAAAAGAAAGATGGCATTAATCTTTATTCTCCAAGAATGCCAAAAGATGAAATTGAAGAGAAAGAAATTTTTAACAAGGGAACAATGTACGACGTTGAGTTCCTGCTATCTACGGTTCTAGGATTCAAACTCAACACAAAACTTCGTGGTGTTACCGCTGACGTAGGTTGGCTTAGTGGTCGCCCTGTAGAACTTTACTTAGGACGTTCTCTTAAATACGTGGGCTTCATCAATAGCTTTAGTCTTACCCACAAAATGTTTAATGAAAGAATGACTCCTATCTTCTCGATTGCAAGCTTGAGCTTCAACCGTATCCCAGACTACAACGGAATGTAATCATGATATACACAGATAGCCGCTATGCAAACGGAGACATTTTTAGGGCCTACAATAGTAGGTCTGAAAACTATGAAGTTACTGTGTTTAGGAACTTTCCAACAGAACGCACGGATTACTTTTTGTACGTTTGGGCAGAAGGGGACCGCATTGATTTGGTGTCTAAAGGGTTTTTAGGTACAGCGGCTTTGTGGTGGAGAGTCATGGACTACAACCCAGAAGTTCTTAACCCACACACTATTCCCGTAGGTGCGACGATTAGGATTCCTAATGTCAACTAATTTAAGCCACTTAAACAATCCCAAATCAAAGCCTCGGCGCATAACAAAGTTTAAGCTTAGTTTTCCTACTATTCCTTCTTTGTTGAAAGAACCCCGAAAAGTTGACTTGTATGAAAAACAAGGCAACCACGATGTCCTGGTTGTAACCTTTACCACTACCGGACAGACGTGGTTTGACACAATTCAAACGGGTGTTCCTGTTCAATTTCACTGGAACCAGGGAAGTCTAGAGAGAACCTGGTATGGGTATGTTTCTTCTATTTCTAAGACGGTTGCCCCCTCACAACGAGAACGTCTTATGGAAGTTCACTGCATTGGGTCTTCGTTTCCATTGAAAGAACGGGCAACAAAAACTTTTACGGATGTAACAGTTTCTGAAGTAGCGGCTATTATTGCTCAAGAAAATGGTTTGGGGTTTGTTGGGGATAAAGACTCTCGAAGGTTTCCACAACTAGTTATTGCGGGGCATTCGTACTGGGAGTGGCTCCAGGAGCAAGCAAAACGCATTGGGTTTGCAATGTTTGTAAGTGAAAACACCCTGTACTTTAGAGATTTTGATTCAATTATCAATCAAAATGTAACTTCTATTCCAACGCTCTATTCAGACAATTCAAGCAGCACTTACCGAGGACAATATTTTGATAGGACTCTAGACGAGTTTGAGGTAATGAAAAGCGAATACGCGGAAAACTCTGACCATTTAAGGACCGAAAAGAACTTGTCTGGCGTCAATCCCTTTACTGGTGAGATGGTTTCTTCTGTATCTTCTCCCGGAGATTCGGGGGATAAATTGAGGTCAAACGTTAGTGACGTTTTATTTTCGGAATACCGCACAGACCAAGTTGTCCTCTCCAATAAAGACGCCGAGTCCGCTTCTAAGGGCGCGGCTTCTATGGCGCGGTTTAACTTGCCCGCCAGAGTTAAGTGTGCGGGAGACCCTCGTTTTCGCCCGTATTACCCGGTTCGCGTACTGGGAACAGGAAACCTTACAGATGGCTACTGGGTAATCAAAGAAGCGCACCACATTTTTCAAAAGTTTGGCGATTACAACGTAACAATGAAAATTGTTACAGACGGTACTGGGGCAAACAACGTTACAAACTTTCGAGGAAATGAAAATAGGGATGTTAGCACAGTCAACATACCTGAAAGATTAGCCTTTCCTATGCACCAACTGACTAAAGACATTAAACTAGTAACTTCAGCACCGGGCTTTTTGCCTGGGGAACAAGGATTCAAAAGAACTCCTGCTCTGTGGCAAACCGTAACGAGGAAACCATGACCGTACCTGTTATTGCAGAAAAAGCAATCTCCCTGCCTTTCACGTTTGACTCCACGGGGAACATTGCAAAGACTGTTGACCAAAGTAAAATTTGGCAAGATAAAGTTAGGTCTGCGGTTGGCACCATTCTTGGCGAACGTGTCATGCGCTCTAATTTTGGGTCAGATGTCTCGTTTTCTCAATTTGACACGGTTGGGGAAATTCAAAGAACTATTGAAGAAAATGTATCCGCGTTATTTTCTTCAACATTCCCTACACTAGAAGTAAAGGATATTCTTGCAGAGTACAACGTTTCTTCAGAGGAACTCGTTGTTTCTGTTGAATATCTGCTTCCTAATCAAGATGAAGTAAGAACCCAAGTCGGTATAGCTACCCTTTCTGGTACGCAACCGTTGTATGAGGAGAACTCGTGAGTATCGAGCCAGAAACCACCCCAGTAAGCCCCGCTCCGGTAACAATTGATTACACCGGTAGGGATTACTACTCTTTGCGAGATGCGCTAATTACTCGCGTCAAAGACCGTGTAAACACAAACTCGACTAGCAAATGGTACGGAAACGACCCGGCGGACTTTGGTGTTGCCCTTATTGAAGCGTTCTCATACATGGGAGACGTTGTAAGTTACTACATTGACCGTATTGCTAACGAGTCTAGTATTTTTACGGCAACTCAACGAGAAAGCATTTACAACCTGGCAATTGGGTTGGGGTATACCCCCTCAGGGTATAAAAGCGCAACCTGTTCAATCCGTTTTACTAGAACTGCAAGCGGCTCGGCGGCTACAATTCCTGCGGGCACACAAGTTACTGGAACAGTTACAGTCAACGACACAACTGTACGCCTTACGTTTACGACTACAGAAGCAGCAGTTTTTGCAATCGGTGTGACAGTAATCACGGTTTCTGGAACGCACGGTGAGTATGTCTCTACTCGTACTGCCAACGCTGCAAGTGGTGCTGGAGATATTGCTGGAGAACTTATTGGTCGGTCAGATGGAACTGCTTTTCAAAGCTATGCTTTCAGAGAGTCACAAGTTGTAGACGGTACTACAACTGTGTACGTAAAAACCGGTGACGTATACGGCGTCTGGAATAAAGTTGACCACCTTATCGACTACTCTCCAGTAGATAGTGTTTACAGACTCAACACAAACGCAAACAATACCGTTTACATTACTTTTGGTGATGGTGTTTCAGGAGCCATTCCGGTAAACCACTCCGATATAAAAGCAGATTATCTTTACGGTGGCGGAACAATAGGTAACATTCCTATTGGGGCACTGTCTTATATCTCTTACGTTCCGGGTGACCCTAACGTTAGCGCGTACAACGCAACTTACACAGTAACCAACACTACGGTAGGTACGGGAGGAGTTGACCCAGAATCAATCGATTCAATTAAGGCCAACGCTCCGTTAGCAACAACTGCTCTTAACCGAGCTGTTTCACTTTCGGATTATAGTAGTCTTGCGCAGCAGAACACTTTAGTAGGGAAAGCAAACGCAATTTCTACAATCTGGTCAAACGTAACGGTGTATGCAGCTCCTCGAAGAGAAGCAAACTCTACAGATTATTACCCAGGAAAAGACGAAGCAAACACGGCGGTAACAGCTGAGTGGACTGACCTGCAAACTTCATTGTTGGCTTCTTTTGAGGGTAAAACGCAAATTGGAGTACAACTCACTATTTCGCCCCCTACGTACAGCAACGTTTCTTTGGCTATTACGTACAGTAAATTTCCTCAGTTTACATCCTCCGTTGTTGAATCTTACATACAAGAGTACATTGCAACGTATTACTCTTTTTCAACGAATACGTTTGGGCAAGTTATTCACCCTGAAGAAATTGAATTTCTCTTGCGTTACGCTCCCGGAATTAACAATGTAAAAGTTACTACGTTGTATCGCACTGGAGAAGCCGCTATTAGAAACAGCCTTGCGGCAACTGCGGGAGAAATCTTCGTCTTTAAACCGACAAACCTTGTTATTACGGCATTGGGCACAGTTGCTACGTTGGATACTTTCTCAGCAACAAACAGCGGTGCGTTCAGCCCTGCTTGGTCTTCTGGAAACACGTTTGGTGACTACACCACTACAGTGACTGCGGGCAGTGCAAACATCGTAGTGACGGCTGTCCCCACAGACACTGACGCAAAAACGTACATTAATGGCACGGTTGCTTACTCGGGCGGAACTAGCACTCCTAAAACAGTTACTACTCCAGTAGGAGTGACTGAGATTACAATCCTGGTCGTTGCTGAAGACGGCACTACTTCTAAGACGTACACATTGACGGCTGTTCGGATTAGCTGATGATTCTAGACTCTTATGGAAACCGTAGATTTTACGGTATCTATAGGGGGATTGTCGTTAGTAACGCTGACCCCCTTAACAAAGGGCGCGTTAAAGTTCAGATACCGCAGATTCTTGCAAAAGAGATTACGGATTGGGCTTGGGTAAAAGACGCTAATGGTGTGCGTGTTAACCCGCCTAAAATTGGTCAGGGAGTTTGGATTCAGTTTGAGGGTGGAGACCCTTCTTTCCCAGTACTGTCCGGAACGTTTGGTGTAAACCAAAACTTACTAAACCTGTCTTTGGATGGTCTTTCCGATGTTGACACCGCTGGGGTTACTAACGGTCAGGTAATTAAGTATCAGTCTTCAACCAGCTCTTGGATTCCCGGGGCGGGCGGGTCGGTAACCAGCATCACAGCGGGCACCAACCTTACGGGCGGAACCATAACGTCCGCGGGAACGATTGCTCTGAGCGCAACACCAACGGGTGTCACGTCAATTAACGGGGTCACGCTTCCTACAAGCGGGTCGTTTATCACTTCAGCGACAACTTCCTTGCCAAACGTTACCTCAGTAAATAGCACCACTATTCCTGCCAGTTCAACGCTTGTTACCACCAGCGATACAGGTTCGGTTACTTCAACAATGCTTCTTGACGGAACCGTCGTTAACGCAGACATCAATGCCTCCGCTGCAATTGCCGCGTCAAAAATATCGGGTACGGCTGTTACGTTAGCCGACACAGGCACTGTAACCAACACAATGTTGGCTGGGTCAATTGCGAACAGTAAGCTTTCAAATTCTTCTATTACTTTTGGTTCTACGTCTCAAGCTCTAGGTAGCACCATTAGCAACATTGCCGGTGTGACTATTAACTCAACTACAATCCCATCAAGTGCAACACTGCTTACGTCGTCTACGTCAGCTGGTGGCGACCTTACTGGCACGTATCCTAACCCAACACTTGCAACCTCAGGTGTTACGTTGGGAAGTTATGGCTCGGCTTCTGCTGTTGCAGCTTTTACAGTAGACGCTAAGGGGCGCTTAACCGCCGCAAGCAATACGACAATTGAGATTGCACCAAGTGCCGTTACGGGAACTGCTGTAATAACAACTGACTCACGATTAAGTGACGCTCGTACACCCACAGCTCACGTTCATTCGAGTGACGACATTACTTCTGGCACGTTGTTGATTGCTCGGGGCGGAACTGGTGTTTCGACCGGTGCGGGCTTGGTTCCCATCATTCCCACCAGCGTTTCTTCTACTGGCGGAAGTGTTTCGTTTAGTAGTTCAACAGGCAAAATAACCGCTACCGGCAATAACACGGCAATTGTTGTAAACGGCGTTTTTTCGTCAACATATACAAATTACCGCATTGTCATAAACGATACGGCGGGCGGTGACTATATGTCTTTCAGAAGCGTAAATTCCTCCGGGACTGTAAACACAACGTCAACCGCGTACAACTGGCAAAATATCGGCGCACAGGCGGGAAACATATATTACGGTTCAGGCTTTTTCGCTAGTTTAGATTCGCGCTTTCAAATGTCGGCTATGGACGCCAATTTTTCTGCTCGGTCTTTTGACGTTTACGCTCCTTTTAGCTCGTCAACGCGAACCTCGATAGCGGGGAATGGACGTTGGGGCGCTTCGGGCGCGCCGACGGCTTGGACATTTGCTGGTTCCATGAACTCAACTGCTACAACAGCCGGTTTTCAGTTGTTTGTTCCAAGTGGAACGTTTGCAGCAACAATAATGGTTTACGGGTATAGGGAGTGATAATGAGTGAAGAAATTATGGGTAGCGAGTATGTGCCTTCGGCAGAGGAACTCGCCGCTAACGCAGCGCTAGTTGCCCAAGCGAAAGAGAATAAAGAACGCGAGTTGGAGCAAGTGGCACTCAAAGAAACTGCCCTAGTAAAACTTGCCGAACTGGGGCTTACTGAAGAAGAAGCACGCGCTGTCATTGGGTTATAGGCAATAAGTCCCCATATAAACGGGCAAAATAGAAGTAAGACTTTAAGGAGACGCCGTGGCGGCTAATTACCCTGGAAATACAATCTCTTTACCGGCTAAAACAGACGGTACAGACACGGTTGTTGCAGCGGACGTTAACTCAGCATACGACGAAATAAAAGCTATAGGGGATGAGCTGGGTCTTAGCCCTAGAATTCGTACCGCTGGTGCTTGGGGCGCAATTACCTCTAGTTCCGCTTGGACGGACCCTGTTGGAGCTACTCCTGCTACCGTAAAACTTCGGCTTGACAACATTGAGCTTGGAGTAAGAATTGCTACCAATAATTTGGTAAACAAATTTGGTGGTTCTACCATTACCCCTTCGGGCACAACGGTAGTTGGCCTTAAGCTTGCTGCTATTACAAGTCAGACAGCCAACCTTATTGAGTTTTCTGCGCCGGGTAGCGCCACAGCCGTAACTTATGTCACACCTGCTGGGACGTTGGTAGCCAACGACTTTGATGGTGGCGGCGCTTAAGGAGCATAAATGCCTCGGTATACTACTTTTAATTACAACTCTGGTGCATATTACGGAACTTCCGCTACTAGCACGTTGTCTATTGCGCCCTTTTATGGCATCGCAATAAACTATGACAACATTTTTTTGAGTTGGAAACAACCAGCCACAGACATTGTGCGTATTAGGGTTGTTCGTAATTCCGATAACTTTTCTGAATCTCAAGAAGACGGAATCATTGTTTATGACGAGACGTCAATTTCACCAGAACAACAACAGTACAAGTTGGATGGTGCCGCTCCTATTGGAGAAACATCTCGTTCTGTTTACCTAACCACAGGTGTGCAAGATGCTACGTATTTTCCAGGAGTTCAGGCCCTACCTTCGGGCAAAAACGTTTACTACACAATCTGGGTGCTTAGCCTCAATGAAGCAGCAACGGCGTTGGTCTGGACTAACGTGGGGTCTTTGGAAATTCTATTGGCAACAGACCATGCGACCATACTTGCTAATACCGATGACGTGGTAGGTACCGGCACAGTTACAGGAACAAAACCGGATTCAAATAGAACTCGAACACGGACTACGCACGAAAAGTTTTTGGACCTTTTGCCAAGAACGTTTACGTCAGAAACTCAATCACCATTAGATGAAATTAAACAAAACTCAGATTTGTATAAGTTTCTTGGCGGTCTTTCGTACACCCTTGATGAGCTAATGACTCTAGCGGATTTTTTGCTACCGGATTACACTGCGGCTAATTTTTCTACGAGTATCTTAGATGCAAAGGCATACGACTTAGGGCTTACTCAAGACAACCGTGCATCCACAAAATACCAAAGGCAGTTGGTAAGAGAAGCCCGTTATATTTATGGTTCTAAGGGAACTCCAAAAAGCGTAACTACTTTGATTGAAGCCATGACGGGTTTTGATGTTGCTTTAACTTCCTCCCCAAACCTAATGACTTCTAACCAGGACAGCACTTTCAGACGCGGCGTTGGACTTTGGAAAACGTACAACGGATGCGCCGTTTATGCAAGAAACTTTTTTACGCCAGTTCCCATTGCTACAGAAGCAAACACCATTGACCTAAGGTATACGGGACAAGTGGCTATTAAAACAGCCGGTGCGTGGATGTCAAACGGAGTAACTCGCCCTGTTACTGAAGGCATCAAAGTTTCTCCTAACACCGAGTACACCTTTAGTTATTATCAACAAAAGAACACAGGTGCACCAACAGTGACCTCTACGCCCAGTGTTTTTTGGTTTGACATTTACGGAAACAAAATTCGGCAAGTAACGGGTAGTAATTACACAGTAACCACTTCTTGGGCCAAACAAAGTGTTACAGCAACTGCGCCCCCAGCGGCTACAGCCAACATAACCCAGTTTCAGATAAGTTCTGGAACAGCAACTGTAACTATGGCTAGTACATCTGCGTTTACTACTAATGACCCTGTTTTGATTAACATTCCACAATCGGGCGCTTATGCCGGTTTTTCAAAAAAAGTTACAGTAACAGTAGCTTCTGGCACCACCCTTACCTTTACTACTACTGACGGCAACGTTACGGTTGGAACCGGCGCAGCGACTGTTGGAAACGCTTCTAGGGAAGCGGCTGCATTTGCTGGTGTACAACTTACGTTTAACAATGTGGTTACAGGGTCGGTTAGTTATGATGCAGCCGTTGCCCAGACTGGATACCCAGATTATTACGTGTTGCTAGACAGTATGCAATTTGCTGTCTCTTCGGTTACAAGTTTTAATGAGGCCAGGGGAATCACGGCTACCTTAGCGCCGAGTAAAACAAATTACATTCTTAACCCGTCCTTTGAAACCAACACCACTGGGTGGTCAACGACAGCGGGAACACTTACTCGGGAGTCGCGTTTTCCACCGGGCCTTGCTGCGGGGTCAAAGTGCCTTCAAGTAGTAACTAGTGTATCTTCGGTTGTTTCTACGACAACCAATGCAGGAACCAGCATTGCTGGTAGGCACTACACGCTGTCCGTCTACCTTAGAGCGAACGCGGGTACCCCTACGGTAACCGTATCCTTAACCCCAATAGATAATGGGACCCTCGGAACTGCCGCCAGTAAGGCCGTTGTACTGTCAACTTCCTGGCAAAGGTTTGAAGTAACCGCTTTTGTTCCGCTAAGTTACACGAACATATCTTTTAAAGCAAGCGTGACTACTAGTGTCCAAATTGATATAGACGCAGTTCAAGTGGAACAAGCTTACGTGGCTAGAGATTACTTTGACGGAAGTATGACAGAGCTTGGAGCAAGCGTTGCTTCTAATGGAGAATCTATTCTTTTCTACAATAAGGCTGAGCGTCTTTCGCGCCTTTTTGTTGAACTAACAAAGTACTTGCCAAATAACACGCCGTACATTGTTCGGTCTTCTACGGGAATTGAAACTGTTCAGGGTTCTAGGTTTGCCAATTTTTCGGCGTAGAATACCCTTATGGATAATTTTTTTGTAGTAGTTATTGCGGGTATGGCTGTAGGTTTTTCCACGGAACTTATAGGCACTCTTGTGGAGCGTTTTACCGCGTTCTCTTCACCAGTTATCAAGCAAGTATTATCGGCCCCTTTCGGCGCTTTGTACTGTTGGCTGCTCGGGGTGTCTGGGTGGGAGCTTCTGGTGTTCTCCCTTGCTTCAGGATTTTTTGCTTTGATTATTATGTATTGGATTAATCGTCCTGTGCAGATTCAGCAAGTCATGTCACGTCGCCTTCCATAAGGTGTATAGTCGAGGGCATGAATCTACCTCCTGAATTTTTTGCGACGGAACTTACGGCAACGGAATTTAAAGTCGTTGTTTCGCTGTACCATCTATCCGGCCCTGAGTGGCTCGTAGAAGCGACAACAGATGAACTTGGGGTGCTGACTGGTTATAGCGCTGAAAGTCTGCGACGCGCCTTCAGGGGGCTGGAGAAGGCAGGTCTGTTGGACACGGTCCGTACCAAGCGCAACTTTGGCAAGTGGTCTAAGAACCGTTACCAGTTGGTTTTACCATCCCACAATACTGTGGATTTGAAGCCGGAACCATCCCTCGTATCTGTGGGGTGGTCAGAGCCACCATCCCACAAATCTGTGGGGTCAACACGTGGTACTACATGGCTACCTGCCCCAGCTATTAACTATAATAACTACAAAACTAGTGTGATAAAGAATACTTCGTATTCTTTACGGAACACCGAAAGTGTTCCGCTAATGAAGGGTGTGAATGTGGAAAAATGGAAACCTCTCGGTGAAGATACGACCGGCGATGATGACATTGGAGGCTTTGGTCTTTTCGATGATGAGGTCCCGGCTATGCAGAAGCCCAAGCTCAGCATGAACAAGAAAGACCCCAAGACTCGGGGTCGCCGCCCAGAATCTGAGTGGACCCCGTTTGACGTTGCCGTCGAGTTTCAGTTTCAACTTGGTCGCCGTTTTCCGTACATTCCAGGTTTGGTAAACACCCGTGCCGTTGCCGGTGCGTTGCGCGGTTATCGATTCAAGGTTAAAACCACTGGGGATATCGAGATGGAAATTATGCGGATGTTTTTTGAGGACGAGCGTAATCTGCGCAACGCTGATGAGCAAGCAAGCACAATCCACACTCGTTACCTCAGCATGTTCAAGACTCACATGACGCGGGCGTATGAACGACTGGGCCTAGACTCGCCGGTTTTTAAACAAGACCAAGCAGAACCAGTTCAGCATGTGTATGCTTCTGACGGTAAGCAGTTTGTAAATTCTCTCTTGGGCCGAAAGAGGATGGCTGAGTACGAATCAAAGTTGACCCAGAAGGGACACTAGGTGTTCAAGATTGAATCTCTTCCCCCAGTAAAGCGTTACTGGTTGGCGAAGAACTCAAACATTCCAGTGCGCTACCTTCAATGGGATTTTGAGGACATCGAAAAAGACATGGGGACAATCCCTACCGATTTGACCGACTGGATGAACGACCTTCTTTCTGGGGAAATCATCATGAAGGCTGGCAACTTAGGGAAGACCGGTTTGGGAATTTTGTTTGACGGTTCTCCGGGACGAGGAAAGACTACGCACGCTGTAGCCATTCTCAACGAGTTTATCCGGGCGCTTCCCGAAGACGACCGCGCTTCTGCCCTAATGCACGTACACCCGTCTTCCTACGGGCACAAGTTTCGCCCCATCTATTACATGACCTACACGGATTTCCTGTACCGCAAGAAGGCTATCTTTGATGCCGACTCAGACGTTCGTGCAAGCCTTCAGGATGAAATGGATGGGTTCCACGGTCGTTGCCGTGATGACGCTTACAACGTTCGCTTGCTTGTCCTTGATGATTTGGGTAAAGAGTACGGCTCTAAATACGACGACTATTCTTTTGACGATATTTTGCGCACTCGATACGACAAGGGTCTTCCCACGATTATCACTACTAACGTAGAGATGGAGAAGTGGGACAAAATGTACTCTGAAGCAATGGGTAGTTTCGCCCATGAAGCTTTTTTAAGGGTTAAACTAGAAGGAGAAGACCTCAGGAGGGGACAGTGAAAGGCGCAAGTGTAAACATGGACTGGCGAACTATTCAGCTGTTTCTTTCTGACGACGGCGTTCATGAAGTTGAGATTGTGGTAGACGATTACCGCAAGATGCGTTGCACCTGTTCGTATTACAAAACAGGAAAACGTTGCAAGCACATCCGACACATCCGCGCACAGATTGACAGGAACGGTGGAGATTACTCCATAAAAATTCCTGAGTACTTGTCTGACGAAGACCTTCACGAAGCTCTACTGAGTCCAGAGAGTTTTCGCGAGTTGCTTATTCACCACTCACACATCGAAGTCCTCCCGTGATTGGTGGGGACATCTCAAACGAGACCCCGCCCCGAATAATCGTAAACATTGATGTGGTTGTTCGTTCGGACATAGACGAGCAACGCCGACTGCTTTTGGGTAATAAGCTAGACCGACGTGTCTTAGGGTTGAATAACGCTGAGCTTTCACTTTTGTGGAACAAGTCTTACCAGTATGGCTTAGCCATAGAACTAGCTGCGTTTTCAGACGAGCTCTGGACGCAAGAACATTTAGATAAACTTATGTCTCGACTTGATAACCGAGGCGGTAATCCATTTAATTACGCAGAACTTTATGCAAACATTTCTGACTTCATTAGCGAGTTGCCTTACCGTGCAAACCTCAAAGGTGTGGTAGATATTGATGAGCGAGTTGCGCGGTATGGTTCGTGGGGTATAGAACTTAACAGCTTGTAACTAATAACGAGGGAAAATGGCGAACGATAACGAATACCGACTTCTAAGCAAAGTCATCACTGACCGAAACATCATCCCGGTTCTTGAACAAGGAATCCAGGATGATTGGGTTATTGATGACGACCTTCGTCGCGTCTGGAAGTTCACTCGTGAGCACTACGTCAAGTACCGTGAAGTTCCTACTTACACCACGGTTAAAGATAACTTTCCTAACTTCGACATCCTAAATGTTGAAGACACGATTGATTACCTTATTGACCAGATGGTGGCTTTCCGTCGCCGTTCTTTGGCTCTTGAAGGAACAGCCAGCGTTGTAGCAAAACTCCAGCGTAACGAAAATGACGCGGCTATCGAAGAGATGTCCCGCACGGTAACTATCGTTAATGAGCAAGGCCAAGTAGGTACTCACCACATTGACGTTACTCAAGACCCCAGCTCCCGTTTGCTGGACTACGAAAAAATTAAAGACTCTAAACTTCTAGGCATCCCAACTGGGTACCGTCTCATTGACGAGGCAACCGCTGGTCTTCAGGGCGGACAACTCATTACCGTTATCGCTCCACCTAAGACTGGTAAGTCACAGATTGCTTTGCAAATCGCAATCAACACCCATTTAGATGGCAAGACACCTATGTTCCAAAGTTTTGAGATGAACAACATGGAACAAGTTCAACGTCACGATGCCATGCGTTCTCACATCTCGCATTCCCGATTGCGCCGAGGAATTCTGAATGAGGAAGAGTTTTCTCGTTATACAGCTACTTTGGGTTCTATGAACGATATGCACCCGTTCCATTTAGTGGATGCCGTTAACGGACTTACCATAGATTCTTTGATGGCTAAGGCTGACCAACTACAGCCAGACATTCTTTTTATTGACGGTGTTTACCTGATGCTGGACCAGGTTACCGGTGACTCTAATACGCCACAAGCACTCACCAATATCACCCGAGGGCTTAAGCGGGTTGCTCAGCGCCTAGACATTCCCGTTGTAATAACCACTCAAACACTCCTGTGGAAGATGCGGGGCAACAAAGTTACCGCAGACTCTATTGGTTATTCATCTTCGTTCTTTCAAGACTCCGACGTAATTCTTGGTTTGGAGCCTATAGAGAATGATGAGTCAACTCGTCTTTTAAAGATTGTCCAGTCTCGTAACTGCCCACAAGAAGAAACTTCTATTATGTGGGGATGGGAGACGGGCTGTTTCCACGATGAGGAGTCAAGGGGCTCTTGTAAGTTCTGCGTTCCCTGGACAATCTAATGAACGTAGATATTGAGAGCGTCCTTATTGAGCTGGGCATTGACTTTGATGTTCGTGGCAATGAAGCCAACGGGCTATGCCCTATGCACTACGAGCGTGTTGGTAGGAAAGACAACTCGCCATCATGGTGGATAAACCTTGAGACCGGTCAACACATTTGTTTCTCTTGTCACTACAGCGGAGGCTTACTACATTTAGTCTGCGATGTCAAGGGTTTTTTCATAGAATCTTGGGGAGATTTACACGACCCAGATTACACTTCCGCAAAGGTGTGGTTGGCTAATGTTGCCCAGATTTCCCCTGAGCGTCTGGCCCAAGCACTGACCGACATGCCTCGCTTTGCTCAGTCATACGATAAGCCAATCGAGATGTCTGACGCCCGTCTTGCGGTTTACTCCGACCCTCCACTAGAACAGTTGCTTGCTAAAAACATTACTCTTGAATCTGCTCAGGTTTACGGAATCCTTTGGGACACCAAGACCGACTCTTGGGTTCTTCCGCTTCGTGACCCACACACGGGTAAGCTTCTCGGTTGGCAAGAAAAAGGTACTCTGAACAGGCGTTTCATGAACCGTCCCCCAGGCCTAGCCAAGTCTAAAACACTATTTGGCGTGGATATTATGCCGGATGAACTGACCATACTTGTGGAATCTCCTTTGGACTGCGCACGAATTTACTCTGCCGGATTTCATGGAGCCGTTGCAGTGTGTGGCTCTATCATCAGCGACGCCCAGGTAAAACTGATACGTAATTCAGACCGCGTAATTTCTGCTTTAGATAATCCGAAGGTAGACGATGCGGGGCGTAAAGGTTCGGCAGACTTGATTTCCCTTAGCAGTCGTTACGGGTTAAATCTTTCTTTCTTCAATTACGGAGACTCAGGTAAAAAAGACCCAGGAGACATGACGGACGACGAAATCGCTTGGGGATTAGAACATGCGGTATCATCGTTGTACGGAGAAAGCGCATATGTTTAAAGGTACCCTCAAGCCTTACCAGGTAGAAGCCGTTGATAAAATGGTGGACCTGCAAGCGGTACTTGTTGCGTATGAAATGGGTCTGGGTAAAACTCCCATGACAATCTCCGCAATTGAGAACTTGAGAGATAAGGGAACGGTAACCAAAACCGTCCTTGTCCTCTGTCTTGCAAGCCTTAAATATCAATGGCAAAAAGAGATTACTAAGTTCAGCGATTCAACGGCTGTAGTTATTGACGGCACACCTAAACAGCGACTTGCTTTGTACGAGGTATACCAAAAGTATGACTACATCATCATGAACTACGAACAAGTGGTCAATGATTGGGAAACCATTAGCAAAATGGATTTTGACGCCATCATTTGTGACGAAGCAACTGCCATCAAAGGGTTCCGGTCAAAACGGTCTCGTAAAGTAAAAGACCTAGCAAAGAATGTTTCCATCAGGTTTGCTTTGACAGGGACTCCCATTGAGAATGGACGCCCAGAAGAAATCTTCTCTATTATGCAATTTGTCAATAAAGACGTTTTGGGAAGGTTTGACCTTTTTGATAAAACATTTATTGTTCGCAATCATTTCGGCGGTGTTCAACGTTACCGAAATCTTCCTGTTCTAAATACCTCCCTCATAGAACACACCGTTCGTAAATCGCAAACCGATGAAGACGTAAAACCTTTCCTACCAGACGCGGTTTATCGAGAGCCTTTGTTGGTTTCTTTAGACAGCAAAAACAAAGCTGTTTATGAGTTTATTGCGCAAGACTTAGTCAACTTGTTGACCGAAGCCAGCCAGATGTTTGGAGCAGGGTTTAGCCTTGCGGCACATTACGGTCAGACTCAAGCACCTAACGACCCGGCAAATGAGCTGCGCGGTCAAATTATGTCCAGGATTACAGCGCTAAGGATGCTGTGCTCTCACCCCAACCTTTTGTGGGACAGTTACCGTAACTTTGAGAACCACACAGGAAAAGGAAGTGCTTATATTCACTCCTTAGGAGACGCAGGACTCTTGGATGACCTGTATAAGTCACCCAAACAAGATGCCACAATGGCTTACCTGTCCGAACACTTGAGCATTGACTCTTCTTACAAAGCCGTTGTTTTTGCTTCCTACCTGGGTTCCGTTGACTCACTGGTGAAGAAACTTGCTGAAAAGAAAATAAACGCAGTTCCTTATACCGGAGAAATGAATGCCAAAGAAAAAGAAAAAGCAAAAGTCAAGTTTCAGACTGAGCCAGAAGTACGCGTTCTTGTATCTTCGGACGCAGGGGGTTATGGAGTCGATTTACCGCAAGCCAATCTTCTTGTCAATTACGACCAGCCTTGGTCGGCAGGTCTTTCCGTACAAAGAAACGGAAGAATCAACCGAACCTCCTCGACTTGGCCCACAATAACTATCCAAGACATTTTGGTTAAAGACTCAATTGAACAACGGCAATACGACATGCTGAAACAAAAGAACGCTATAGCAGATGCCGTACTGGATGGTCAGGGCATTAACTCTCGTGGCGGTATTGACCTCACAGTAGGTAGCCTGATAGGATTTCTCACTAATAGTTAGAAAGGATTATTATGGGTAAGAAAAAGTTAACTGACGTTCAAAAACCTTATGTTCGCCCATCAGGAGCGGAGATTAGGGCTCGGTATCTTTCTTTTGAGAAAGAAACGTTGGAGGACCTCAAAGGTCTTTATGGGACATCTGCTGAAGAAATGTACGGCATCATGCAGAACCCCGAGCGTTACACTGACGAACAACTTGACCAAATTTTATACGGAAGGCGGTAATCATGGCTGAAGTTATTCCTGAAGAGGGAGTTCGTTTTGCAGACCCAGATTCACTAGAAACACAACTGCGTGAGTACATGAAGCTAAAAGCCAGTCTTGAGTTTATGGAGACTCGCAAGAGTGAGCTTCGAGAAAAACTTTTTGCTCAAATTGAAGAGCACGGTTTTGAAGACGACAAGGGTAACCTCACTCTTGAGTTAGGCGCTGGAATTGAAGGCGTTGCTCGAATAGAGAAATCCCGTCGTGTTCAGCGCAAACTTGACGAACTTACCGCAGAACGAATTATTGAAGAAACAGGCATTGGAGATGACGTGTACAAAACGGTACGCGTCATTGATGAAGACGCCCTCATGGCTTGCCTTTATCAGGACAAGATTACAGAAGAGCAACTTGATGAGATGTTCCCAGCAAAAATCGTTTGGGCACTTATGACCCGGAAGAAGTAATGGCTGGTCTACGTAGTGATGAAGAAATTCTCAAAGCGTTTGAAGGGCTAACAACTGCCCCTGGGTCTAAACGCCAACGAAAGTCCACTACGCCAGAAGCAGACCGGAAACGCGCAAAAGCTTTTGGGGAAACTAACGGGTGGGATTCTACTCCCATTATTAAAATCCTTAAAGGTGAAGAGCAAGAGCTTTTTACTGTTGGTGCGTTGGCCCACGCCCTAGAGAAAAAAGTTGTTACTATACGTTTGTGGGAGAAAAAGGGGTACATCCCAATGGCTCCTTACAGGTTACGGTCCAAACAACTCAACGGCAATAAAGTAAACGGTAATCGTGTTTACACGCGAGAACTTATTGAAATTGCAGTAGAAGAGTTTGACCGCCGTAAACTGCTTGGTTCCGCGCGTGTCGAGTGGAATCAGCTTAGTGACTTGACTGATACGCTAGTTCGTAGATGGCAAGAAGCTATCAAACGAGAGTCGTAAGACCTCACATCCAACAGAGTGCGAAAGCCTCATTACCGAAAGAAACCAATATGCAAACACCATCAGTAGATGCCTCAGACTACGACGGACCAGCGGTTCTCGTAGAAGATGCACCCGATGCAACTCCAAAGCACGGCACCAGCGTCCAAGCTGGATGGGGTGCCGCAGACGCTCTTCTTAAGCCTAAGACGAGCGACTACCCCCAGGACCTCAAGTTCTCTGAATCAGTACAGTTGATTCGTTTTCTTGATGATGGACCTTTTAAGGTTTATCAACAGCACTGGATTGAGCGCGAAGGAAAGAAGTCTTTTGTTTGCCTTGAGACAGAAGCAGAATACAAGGGAACCCCTGAGGCTTGCCCTCTTTGTTCCGTTGTTGGTGACAAGCCCCGTGGAAAGCTTGCTTTCAACGTTCTGGTTTGTACCGAAGAGGTTCCCGTTGTGAAGATTCTTACCGCTTCTCCACAGCTGGCAAACCAGCTCCGCGCTATCAATGACGACCCACGTCTGGGTACGCTGAGCAAGCACTACCGTGCCATCTCTCGTCACGGGACCGGACCACTTACCTCGTACTCTATTGACCGGGTAATGGCTCGTGACCTTGCAGAAGAGTGGGACTTGGATGCAGACAACCTTGAAGGCGTCGCTGCTACAGTGACGAAGTACGACGCATCCGCAGTTTACGTAACCCCTCGCGCTGAACTGCTGGAAATCGCCAGGGCTCTGGTCTAGGTCTCCACCGGGGGGTTGGGGTTATCGGTTACCCCCCTCCTTAAACCGGGGGCTGAGATGTCTTTTTCCTTTCTTCATCTCAGCCCCCACCAATCTTTAGAGGGGCAGTATGAACATCATCACCACCCAGGAAGCGCTTGATGAATTTGTCTCAGCGTATTCTAAGGTCGAAGCTTTTGCGTTTGACGTAGAGACTATTGGAGAAGACCGAGGGAATCCAGTAATCAACGATGTCTGTTGGATTTCTTTTGCGACGGATGGACGTGTAGACGTAATCCCCATGGGCCATCCCAACGGAGAATTTGAGGCTTACACTAAGCCTTTGTTGCTAGAAGGACAGCGACGAGTTGCCGCCGGTAAGCCACTGCTGGAGTCAAGTTACTCCAAAGACCGCAGTAAATGGGTTGCTGTATTTGGTTCTCCTCCAGAACAGTTGACCCCCTCAGAGGTGTTTTCTGCTATAAAACCCCTTATGTTTGGCCCCCAGTTAAAGATTGCTCACAATGCAAAGTTTGACCTAAAATCCGTAGCCAAGTATTACGGAGGCGTCGTTCCTAGCAAACCTTACTTTGATACTTTGATGGCGGGGTTTATTGTCAACAATCTTAATCGTCACAACTTAAACCTCGCCGCTTGTGTGAAACGAGAGCTTGGAGTTGAAGTAGAGAAGGGTGTCGGGTCTAACGTTGCCGAGTATTCCTTCTCAGTAGTTGCAGAGTATTCCGCTATTGACGCAAAAGTCACTTGGGATTTGTATAAGGTTTACGCCGCAAAACTTTCTGACAGCTTGTCTCGCGTTTGGAAACTAGAGATGGACTGTCTTGCTGCTTTGTGCGACATGGAGTTGACGGGCGCTCTCATTGACGAGACAGAACTAAATTTATTGTCTATCAGGATTAATAGAGACAAAGAATCTGCGGAAGCAAAAGCCTACAAAATTGCCGGTAAAGCATTTTCGATTAATTCTGTCCCTGTAAAGCAACAGCTCCTATATGCTCCCCAGACTCCCGGAGGCAAGCCAAGGATTAAACCCAATCCTAAATTTAACCAAGCACTTACAAAAAAAGGGTTAGAAGCACGAAAGCTTAATTACCCCCTTGAACCAGCACACTTTTCAGTTAGCGCTGATGCCTTGGAGATTTTTCGTGGTCAAGACGATTTGGTAACCGCTCTTCTGGAGTACCAGGACCTTAACAAGTTGATGACTACATACGTAACTCCCTACACGGGTGGTGACGTAAAGCGGGTGTTAAATGGAAAGTCTAAGATTATAGAGAAAAAAAGTCTTCTTGTCAAGGGTCGAGTGCATACTAATTTTAAAGCACACGGAGCAGAGACCGGTCGGTTTTCTTCTACTGAGCCAAACCTTCAGAACATTCCGTCTTCAGGAGAGTACGGAAAACTTGTGCGAAACTTGTTTGTAGCACCGCCAGGTCACAAACTTGTGGTTGCCGACTACTCCCAGATTGAACCCCGCGTAATGGCCTCTCTTTGCAATGACCCTATTCTTGTTGCTAACTATAGAGACGGTGGGGATATCTACACCACCATTGGTGACACTATGGGAGTTGACCGCAAGGCGGGTAAGGTTCTTGTTTTGGCTATCTCATATGGAGTTGGACCGGAAAAGATTGCTTCAAGCATTGGTTGTAAGGTGACTGAAGCAAAGGCTCTGTTGCGTAACTTTGAAGAGCGTTTTCCCACCATTTCCCAGTACAAGGGGCGCATTGTTCGGCTAGCTAAACAGCGTCGCCCCATCCCTTACGTAGAGACCTTGCTTGGTCGTCGTCGTTACATTCCTGACCTATTGAGCCGTGAGACGGGGTTGTTAGCCCGCGCGGAACGACAGGCATTTAACACCATTATTCAAGGGTCAGCCGCCGACATCATGAAGTTGGCAATCATTCGTGCGCACTCCTGCTTCGTTGACGAGCCTGATATAAACGTGATTCTTACCGTACACGATGAACTTGTGACGGTATGTCCCGAGGACCGTGTTGAAGAAACTGAAGAAGCAGTTCGCGTGTCTATGGAGGGTATCAAATTAAAAGAGATTACAATTCCACTTGTTGCTGATATACATACCGTAGAAAAGTGGGGTCAAGCAAAATGAACTTTTGGCGAAAAAATTATTCCGCAGATATTTCTGTGGCTGAGATTCAAGCCCGCATACGCGGTTTTGTTTACGATTCCCAGATTCCCAATCCACAAGAAATTTCGTCTTTTCTTGGGTGTTCAGCAATAAGTGAAGAAGTGAACAACAAAGAGGAAGAAGAGAGCGATTTACGAGTAGGTCGAATATCCCCCTTAATTCCAATCCTGTATGCACTATCTCACGCCATGGCACAGGGCACGGTTGCACATCAGAAAGAGGTTGCTGAAGAAGAAATTCCTCCAGAAGCCTGGAAAGCAACTCAAAAGATTTTTACACAAATTGCAACTAATACTTTGGTAGGTGCAATCTCCCAACTTGTAGACTTAGGGATGCTCAACATGCCCTCTCGAAAAAGGAACTCAATATGGAAAAAGAACCGTTAACTTATGACCAGAAGTTTTCTCTTGCCATTGCAAAGTTTAAAAAGTTGGGGAATAAACACCCTGCTATGGTCTGGTACTCCGAAGCAAAGTTCCTGTATTCTTTAATTCCTGAACTAATTGAGTTACTAGAACTTGGTAAGCAATTTAATATTGACAAACTTACTCACGAAGAGGATATTGCTGCTCACATAGAATACATCCACTTTGTTGACAAGGTTGTAGGAGAAAAAATAGATGAGTAACGCCGACTGGTGGGCTAAGAAAATGGCGGAGCAAGGCAAGTCTCCTGCGCCACAAGGCCGTCCAGACCCAACACCGCAAATGCCTATGAGTCAACAGCCGATGGCGCAAATGCCCCAGCTTCAACGACCTACGAGTGAAAGGGCACAAAGTGCATCACAAACGGCTTCATGTCCTGACTGTGGGTCTGGTAACTACATGTCAGTGGCTAATTCTGCTCCCCGTTGTTTTGACTGCGGGTATCCTCTGGAGCAGTCTGGTTCTCGTTACGGTTCTCTTGCTGGCGCTCACGTCGAAGGTTCGGCAAAAGCGTCCATGGGAAACGACATTCAAAGCAATTGGAACCCACAAGGAATCATCGGTAGGATTGGTGAATGACCAATACCACAATAGATAAGGAAAACAAAATGAAGACTAATATGGATGCAATGGTAGAGACTCACGAAATGGACGAGTGGATTAGCAAGGCGTACATTCGCGGACGCGAGTTTGAGCGTGACCGTATCGTCAACATTCTAATGAAGAATGACGCCGACTCAAAGCTCGACCTTATTCTAAGCAGTTTCTGGAGCGCTAATGACGACCATTAATCCCGAAGCCAAAAAAATTATGGCAGCAATCAATAAGCGCTTTGGCGATAACATTGCTGTCATTGGACAAGACATCCGACAAGACCTAATCAAAAGTATTACAACAGGTTCCACAACTTTTGATTACATTCTTGGTGGGGGGTTTCCCGCTAACCAATGGAACGAACTTGTGGGCGACCCCAGTCACGGTAAAACTGCTCTTGCACTCAAATGTATAGCCGCTAATCAAGCCATCAAGGAAGACCACACAACGGTATGGATTGCTGCTGAGCAGTGGGTTCCAGATTACGCAGAGTTGTGTGGCGTGGATACCAGCCGAGTGATAGTCGTTGAAACCAACATCATGGAAGAGGCTTACGACGCTGTGTTGGCGTTTGCTGAGTCTAAGTCCATTGATGCTATTGTCATTGACTCTCTACCCGCCCTAGTTCCAAGTCCAGAAAATGACAAGAACATGGATGAAATGACAGTTGGTCGTGGTGCGCTTATTACAAATAAGTTTTTCCGCAAAGCCGGTTCAGCGATGAAGCGGAGTCTCGTTGAGGCCGAACGACCAGTTCTTGGGATTGTCATTAACCAATACCGCATGAAGATTGGTGTCATGCACGGGGACCCACGTACTACACCAGGAGGACAAGGTAAAGATTACGCGTACTTTACCAAGTGCGAAGTTCGTCGTGACGAGTGGATTGAAGCTGGAACGGGTACCAACAAAGTGCGAGTAGGCCAACGAATGAAAATTCGTACCACCAAAAATAAGGTAGCCCCACCACAGCGTGTTGCTTACGTAGACTTTTACTTTCAAGACCACGGCATTTATGGTGCCGGAGATTTTGATTTTGCCAAAGAAATTGCGTCTATGGCAATTGTAAAGGGAATCGTAGACCGTAAAGGTGGCTGGATTTATTACGGTGAACGTAAATGGCAGGGACAAGAAAACCTTGTGAACTCGATTCGTGAAGAAGTTGACCTCATGGAAGACTTGCGAGAAAAAGTTTTGCACACACCGGACAGCATTATGGAGGCCATGAGTGAGTAACTACGTTCACACCGACGTGGAATGGGCAAAGAAGTTACATTCCGATTTTGAACAGTATATGGGTCAATGCTGGAATCTTGCGTATGACGAAGATGAAGCCACTAGCGAAGGGTTTGAAACCCTATCTGGTCAGCCGTATTGCGGTTGCGGAGATTGCGAAGTTCGCGAAATTTTTACGTTTTTAATCCCACGCATCATTGAGGCGTATAAAGCTGGCATCCTTGTCGAAGAGTGAGGGGCAAAAGCAATCTCAAGCTCATGAAAAACGTATTGCCAAAGCCATCGGAGGTAGCACTACCGCTGCCTCCGGTGCTTTTTGGTCTAGAAAAGGAGACGTTCGTAATAACGATTTACTTATAGAGCACAAGTGGACAGGAAAGAAAACAAAAACAATTAGTTCTGTTGAACTAAAGAAGATTACTATTGAAGCAATCATGGATGGAAGACTTCCTGTATTTGGTATCCACCTTGACGGTGAAGATTACGTAATTCTTCTTGAAACAGATTTTCTAGAGATGTGGTATAAAACACACGATGCTTAGAGACGAATCCTGGCGCGACGATGCGCAGTGCAATGGTGTAGACACGGAGTTGTTTTTTCCCCCAAGAGACAAGGACCTTTACAGAAGTATTGCCGCTAAAGCCAAACTCCATTGTTTTGGTGCCAATGGAAGACCTGAGTGTCCGGTCAGAGTCCAGTGCCTTCTTTACGCCATTGAAACAGACGAGGTGCACGGAATTTGGGGAGGTATGAGTCACAGAGAACGTAACGCCTTGCTCAGAAAATGGAAAAAAAGCCCCCACAGTTCGATGCCCATTAAAGATTACATAGAGTTGGTGAGTAAGAAAAGATAATGGTTGATAAAAAGTCTGACCTCAAAATGTTTTTGGATACTACATCCAAACCCTCTCGCCTTATTGGTTCTGTTGAACGGTACATTCTGTCTAGGCCACCTGGAGACCGTTCTACCACAGTGTTGCACCCGTCAGAAATCATTAAAAAAGATTGGTGCCATCGAGCAGCCTATTTTCTTCTTCAAGGAAAACCTAAGGCTCCTGACCGTTTTCCTTTGCGTGTACAAAGCATTTTTGACGAAGGCCATGCCATCCATTACAAATGGCAACGTTGGTTTCAAGACATGGGTGTCTTGTACGGCAGGTTTATCTGCTCGGCTTGTGATGATGTAACTCTGGGCACTTCCCCAAAAGAATGCCTACACTGCCAAGCCCCATGGACCAAGCTAACCTACGACGAAGTAACTTTGTATGACGATTCCCTCCGCATTAAAGGGCACACCGACGGTTGGATTAAAGGAATCAAAGAAGACTGCTTGATTGAGATAAAGTCAATAGGTCCTGGTACCTTGCGAAGTGAAGTTCCCCACCTTTTTCCTGATAACAACGGGGACTTTATGAAGGTGTGGGGGAACATTCGACGACCGTTTTCTCCCCACATTATGCAGGGGCAAATGTACCTTGAACTTATGAAGCGAATGGGCACCCCAGTAAATGAAATTGTTTTTTTGTACGAGCTTAAAGCAGACCAATCGTACAAAGAGTTTTCTGTTAAACCTGATTATGAACTTGTTCGTCATGTTTTTGACGCCGCACGGCAAGTCGTAAACGCGGTTGAAGAAAACACTGCCCCATCATGTAATGTAGGACCTAAAGGGTCGTGCAAGCAATGCGCGCCATATAAGGAGGAGTCATGACATCTATTAAAGGAAAAGTAACCGTTGTCTATTACGTAGACATTGACGCAGAAGTAGAAGCTTTTGTGCAAGAAACGGGTAAAGAGCCATCGCCTAATTACCTTATTTCTGAGGTAGTCCCAACAAAGTTTGAAGAGATGGAATTTTTTGAGTGGGATGACATCAAGGTGACTTTGGTGGACTGGGAACTTGAGCAAGATACTTTGGGAGAATAGAAATGGAAGTTTTGCAAAGGTTTGCTGATTTTGGCATTGAGTTTACCAAACCACCTTTGGACCAGGTAGAAATGCCTATGGACATTACCGACCTTAGTAGCGAACAGTTGGCAGAGAAGTTTACTGAGTTGACGGCATGGGCAGATTACATTGCTTCTCAAATGGCAATTTCTCAGATTGAAGAGCGCTCAGCTTTAAAAAAGTTGGAGTTTGCAGAAAACACTCAGCTTGTACAGCGTATGGGAGCCGCAACTCGTGGTGAGCGAATCACCATTGTCAAAGCTCAAATTTCTGTTGACCCCACGATTGTTTCTCTTTCCCAGGATTATGAAAACAAGTACGCTTACCGCAAGATGGTAGAAATGCTGTTAAATAACCACGAACGTGACCTGTCACTGGTTTCCCGAGAAATTACTCGTCGTACCCACGACCAGCGAGCCATGCGTAAGGACTGGGGCGTGTAATGAGTGAGCGTAGTTTAACTAACACTTATTGGATGGAAATGGGCGCAACAAAAGAACGCGCAAAGATACTTGAAAGTCTGCACCAACTGCTTTCAGACGAAGTCAAAGATGTAGCAGGAGACATGGACCGCGCACGCGGTATTGAAATGGCGATTGAACTGATTAATGGCAAAACGCCCAAAACACGTACATGAACTTGAAGCGTGGGCTTGGTGGATAACCATACTTATCGTGGTTATCGTTTCACCAATAGCTGTAATTATTCTATTAAACCTTTAGGAGAATTAAAATGAAGGAGAAAAGCCCCCTTCGCCAACACGACATCCGAACTGGCGCAGAGCAGGAACGGGAACGCATCATTGCGCTACTAGAAGCTGAAGTATGGGATGCACCTGAGATTGCTGACCCATACGTGAGACACATTATTGGGCTTATCACTGGAGAAAATACAGTAAAAGAAATAAACAACTTGTTGGGAATCATAGGCAAATGACTGTTGGTAAAGAAAAGCATTTCGGTCCCGGAGTATCCAAGACCAAGTTCATTGCTATTGGCATTGACCAGTCACTTACTGGGTTTGCCCTGTCAGCGGTTAGTTTAGACGACCCCAGTCACCACGACACATGGGTGTACAAGTCCCCGTACAACGGCGTACAGAGGCTGTACGACATCTCTCAGTGGATGCGCGGAAAGCTCATGCTGATGTCTGGTCACAAGATTGTAGACGTTGCCATGGAAGGTACTGTTTTGGCATCCCATTCGGCGTTGGTGTTAGGTGAGTTGTCCGCCGTTGTAAAGATGACTTTGTGGGTAATGTACGGCAACCAACCAGAACTTCGCACACCACTTCAAGTTCCGCCCATGACACTCAAGAAGTACGCGTCAGGTAAGGGAACTTCCAAGAAACAAGAGATGTTGTTACAGATTTACAAGCGTTGGGGCATTGAATTTAACGACGACAATGCAGCAGACGCGTATGCCCTTGCCAGATTGGCTGGAAGCGTGCAAATTGACGCCATAGAAAAAGCAATTGTTGAACAAGTTTCTGATATTAGATACCGGGACACGGTTCAATAACTTCTGTACCCTGATAGTGAGGATGGCACCGACTATTATTAAGGAACACCATCCGTGTCAGAAGACATCGTTATCAATTCGTCCGAAGAACCATTCCTCAAAGTTGCCGCAGGTTCTAACCCGCAAGCACTAGCCTCAGCAATTGCCCACGCAATTTACGACACTCGAATGGTCAAGTTGCGTGCCGTTGGAGCAGGAGCAAACAACCAGGCCGTAAAGGCAATCGCCATTGCCCGTGGGTATGTCGCTCCCCGAGGTCTTGACTTAGTTTGCAAGCCTGGGTTTGCCACCATTGAATCACGAGATGGTGAGATTTCTGCGATTGTTTTTGTCGTTACAGCAAGCTAAATAACCTCTACTCTTGATATAAGAGCTAAGGAGTTCTCATGGCAAATTGGTCCAGCATCGGTCACGGTATGCGCCGTCGCATGGGTGCGCCATCTAACCACCACGAAGCAGCAGGTACAAACATGACACGAGTTCACAAGACCGCAGAAGAAGCAACCGCAGACGCCGCTATGTACGGCAGTTCACGCATTTCTGTTGGGTCGTCCTCTCCAGCACTTCAAGGCACCTTGATTCCCCGCAAGAATACTCAGTCTGCCGACCCCAGTGACCCTGGCTCAAAGCAAAACCGGGTAAACATTGAGCGCATAGGTGCTACTTACCGCATTCACCCTAAAGCAACGTTTATGGAACTTGACCCCGCCGCAGGACCGACGATGGCAAATGCTCGCATCGTACCCTCGGTTCAGGGTCGCGTAAACCCAAACTTTGACGCAGGAATTCAGTCCTCCTACTAGTACGGGGTAAGCCACATGGCTATGTTTGACATCCACCCCATGCTTTCAGCGGGTCAACAGTTGGGTAGTGGAACTAACTCTATTCCTGGTGACCCCGGTGCTTCCTTTGGCAAGCAAAGCCCCGACATGGCAATTCACGTTGCTCCCGCAAGTGCCGCTAATTACGGGTCGTCTCGCCTCACCGCTTGGGATACAAAGAGTTTTGGTGTAAACCGTGGTTCCGCGAATTATCGAGGTTCTTTTGTCAACTGGGATAACGGCTCATCTTCCCCCACGACACCCGCAGCTTTGGGAGCCCAACAGCAAGGACAAATGTAGTGGCTGGTGGAAACAGTAACTTCTCCCCCCAGCAAAACTGGCAGTCGCTAGGAGCCGGGGGACTTAACGGGTATAACAACCAGGGTGGTTCTGGTACGCCAATTGCGCGGTCAGACCTAGATGCAATCCGTATTGGTACTGGACGTGTCCCCAGCGCAGAGTATCCCGATGGTTACTTGGGAACAATTCGTAGCCGTCGTGATGACCGCCTACTTGACAGCATCAAGAACCGCGTCAACCAGAAAGCCTATCAGCGCGGTGTCCACAAGGGTGAACGCATTGAGCCCTCTTCGTATTTTTGGGCACCAGAGTTTGGCGCAGAAGACGGTTTAAAGCGTCAGATGAAAGCTAAGCCGGTTATGTCTAATGGTGTTACCACGTACCGCATTCCTCGGTTTACGCAAGATATCCGACTTACCCCCGCACCTCACTTGGTTAATGACGGAAAAGCCAACACGCGAGCCGGAGAGCCGGGAACAATCAACGTTCGTCGTGCTGACATGCTGAACTACCTCAAGCCAGTCTGGAAGTAACATGACTTCCAGATTTGACGGTAACTACGACCAAACTAAACCGTGGGCAGGTCCTGGAGATAGTGGCGCAAACGCAACCAATCGTTATGCCCCCACATCCGCAGAGCAATCATGGTCTTACTTAGGACCTTGGGCGTCTAACGAAGAGCGTTTAACTCAGCAAGCATTGGTTGTAGGAAGCATGACGGCATCCCAGATTCGCAAAAGCGTTATTTCCCCATTGCCACAAATTAGACTCTTTCCCAAACGATTTGGTTACGGACCGCGCACTCAACCCGAGATTGAAGATGTTGTGAGTATTGACCGCGTGTACACAGAGCCTCGCGTATCATGGTATTCAGGAGGAGTTGGAAGTTACTCCGGTTCTTCCCGTAACAGTTTGGAAGGAAACTAATGGACGATGGAGACGGCGCGTTCACTATGGAACTTCAAGCGCGAAAAATTGCAGAAAACGAAACCAGGTACAGGGGTTCTGCGCCATGTCCTCAATGTGGAGTAATGATGAATCCCGTGCAGTACATGTACAGTAAGGGCCTTTGCCCCGGTTGTCACGAAAACCGAATGACGCGTCGTGTGAAAGGTAAATTAGCATAATGGCACTCAATCCTCCTGACCGTGGAATAATTTTGGGCAATAATGCCCCACAAGCAGGTTCTCCAGAAGACCTCAACATGGTTTTTAACTACGTTAGTAACCTTGCTGTAGCGCGTGCACAGAAAAATGCCACAGTGCGTAGGCGGCGCACCAATGTTCAGTTTACAAATAACATTCGTAAAACTGGCACACATTTGTCTACAGAAACTGTTCAAACGCCGGATAGCACTGGTCACCACTACATTTACGACATTGACCCTGAAACCAAGTTTGTACTCCCCATGACAGCAGTTCATGCGGATGATTGCCCCAAGTGTCAAGGCGGAGAATACGAAGGAAAGTGGAAGTAACCATGGCTAATAAAAACCCATCCGAAGCATCACGCGATGACCGTATTAACAAACTGCTGGCACAAGCCGCAGATACGACTGATGTAAAGGTACACACCACTTGCCGTAATTGCAGCAAGGCGTTTACTAACAAGAACACTGCCGATGAGTTGGTATTTGGGTACCACATTGAGCACCCTTTTATCCCTGGTCACTGGCCCGGTCTTGGCAATAACTAAGCTAAAGCAATTTCATGGAGCCAGTTCCCAATCGCGCTAACAATCGCGATACGTTTAGTTCCTTGGTTGGGCGTAACTTCCCCTCTTGTCCCTCTTGTTTTTCTCCAATGGCTGAAGACTCCCCCACATCACGGGTTGACAAAAAGACTCAACTTTGTCCCAACTGTTACGCCAAAGAGGTAACACGAGACGTTGTTCTTAGCGAGCCCGTATACCGGTTAGACACGTCAGGAAGCCTGGAAGACGTAATGGGCAGGTTTAGCAAGTTAGCTGAGCCAGCACGGCAACAAGAACGCCGTCAAAATAAAGCAAACGCTCAAGAAATACAACACAGAACGCGTCTTAAAAATTCTGGACCGGTACCGGAACCTACTAGCGTTCGCAATTGGACAGTGAATTACGACAAAAACCCTTACACTGGAGAAATACAGGCAATGGCTTCCGCTGACCACGCGCCTTTGTCACATCTTGCAATTCTTGACCATGAAACAGGACGCGTTAGGTACGGACTACACGGCACACCGATTCCGCCTAATTATGTAGCAGCACACATCAACAAAGTTTTAAAGAACCACTGGAAAACCCACTTTCAAAAATAAAATAAGGAAAGAAAATGGCAGTCAACACATCGCGTTCCATGAACGCTGGCCTCAATGAAGGCGCAACTGATGGCAAGTACCGCAAGGTACGCCCCAACACCGAGGTCGTATACGGTCAGGGCGATGAGCAGACCCTCGACAACAAGCAGAGTCTGCACCCGTTCTACGGATACGGGTTTGCCACCTCTGAGTACCCCAACAAGGTTAACCCAGGAAAGTAATCATGGAACCCGTACCTAATCGCGCTAATGATGAGCGCCGTAAAAACTTTATGGCAAGTGTACCAACCTACATGGGACCCGGACGTTCGTACAGCCCCGGTGCTGATTACGATAATCGCGCACAAGAGTGGGATGAAAGAAAAGACTCTGGCGCAACACACTACGGTAAGCACTCGTGGTACGCCGTAGGTGGAGATAATTACGGCGCTCCCTATCAAATGTGTATGTCTGAAGGCTGTAAAGCAGAACGCCACTTTGACTCAGAAGCCGGTAAGTATCAAACATATCCCAAAGGAAAGATGTAATGGTAGACTTCCACGACCGTCGAGACGGTACAATAAAGCGAGTTCCTGACCACGGTCCTAAGTCCGTTGAATCAGGACTTCCTCTTCACGAAGAGTTGAAACAAGCAGGAATTCTTGAGGGTGAAGACGCCGAAAACTACGTCATGCACTACGGTGATGGTGGTATGGACAAGGCCCACATCCAGCCCAATAACTACAAGGGTGGTTTTGAAGTTGCCTATTGTGGCAAGTCACACAGCAACCCCGCTGAATGCGACGACTGCGGATGGCAAGGAAAAATGAGCAGTGCCCCCTATCGAGGATACTCGCACAATTGCCCCAGTTGTGGTAGCGATTCGATTTATTAATCCTTAAAACACACCTCAATACCCCATTAGCCAAATACTGGTTAATGGGGTATTCTGTTTGTAACAGAAAGGAACTGTTATGGAAAAGGAAATTATTTGCCCAGTATGTAAGAAAACTGACCAATTGGATTGGGTAGGAAACATACTGGAAAAAGGCACTACCAATAACAACAACGCTGGTGTTATGTTTATCCCAGGAGAAGGAATTGCCCCTGGGTTTATGCACGGGACAAGTATGAGTCAATTCATACAGCGGTTTGTACCACCACGCAAGTTTGGGGTACCGACCATCTGGAGCATTTTAGGGTTTTTATTTTTGTCAATCATCTTTTGGGCAATATTTGTAAACGTTGTGTTTTTTCAAACCCCGTTTGGTTTTATGTGGTTTTTTACCGCTTACCTCTCCCTTCTCCCAGCTATCTTCCTAGGGATTGTATCCACCGTAATTATTGAAGTTATTCGTTACGCAGTAGGCGCAAGCAAGCGTAAGTTTTGGATGTACGCTCACAAGCGTTTGTGGTACTCGGTGTACTGTGAACGTGATAATGTTATCTTTTCGTATGATTATTACGACCACCCACAGGAATACATCCGTAATCTGTTTAACCCAATACACCGTGCTCGACGTGCGGTAAGTTACGTTCAGGAAGCATAACATGGCAGAAGCACCACTCATAGGAAAACGTGAGTTCGAGCACGATGGCCCAGTTATCCGTTTGTTGATGTGTTTTGTCTGCAACTCCATCGAAGAGTTGCCTTCATATGACGGCCCTTCAGACCAAGATTACTTGCTAGAAATTTCTGTTGAAAAGCACGTATTCCCATCGGGAGAACCCCACAAGGGCAAACTGTTTATTCTGCCAGTGAAGACGTGGGCTAATGAAGGTTCTCGTAAAGAGATTATTCAGCAGTTGCGTGGTGGAGGCTCCGCAGGACTCGACGCAATGTCTCCTGAGGGTAATTATTACGCTACCAAGAGCCAGTTTGCCGAAGACGCCATGACGTGTTACCAGCGTCACAACAGTCCTCAACTAGGATGCCCAGATTACGGAACGCCTGAAAAGCGCCTTCTTCCCAATACTGCTAAAGAGCGTAAAGAAGCCGGTATTGAAAGTCCGGAAAACGCCCCAGGACCAAAAATTTATCTGTGCAATTTTTGCCCCATGCACAGCATCGTAACCACCAATAAACGAATGGCGAAAGGTCTGTACAATGCCTAATACTCGATTTCAATTTACTGTATCTGTTTTGACAGACGGAAGTGTTTCAGTTGACCCCAACATTCCTGAAGACAAAAAAGAAGAAGTTGCTCGTGAAGCAAACATCATTGACATTATTGACGCTTCAAGGAAGTTGATTGCTGACCTTGAGCGTCAACTAAACATGGAGATGATGAATCAGATGCTTGAAGCCCTGTCTCCTAAAGAGGCGCCCACAGTTTCAGGGGCTGTAAAGGAAGCTCTCAAAGAGCGAGGAATTACTCCAGAAGCCTAGTACACTAGGTATATGGAACGCAGAACCCCAGAAGAACTACAAGAGCACTTTGAGCAAGCTACTTTAGCCGAAAAGTCTCGCGACATGGGTGCTGGCCTTACTCCAGAACAGCTCGCTGCCCGCAAAGCCCTCGAAAAAGAGTTTGGTGGAGCAGATAGTAAACCGTTTACTCCAGAGTCTGCTAAGCGAATCAATGAGAGATTCCACGTAGCTATTTATGACCGTGAAGGTAAGCTGCGCGAAGAACACCAAGAAGCAACTAATAGTTACAATAAGAAAGCGCACAACACGGCGTACAAAAAAGCCAAAGAAACTTTGGCCTACACTATTAAGCGTAAACGCTGGGATGGTCACGCAACGCTCACTCACCGTTACCAGCTAGAAGGTGACCCAAGGAACATAGAATACCCCCAGGCTTTTTACAGTGGAGACGTTCCTTACCGCACGGGCAAGTTCAGACTTCGTTTTGTTGGACATCCACAGTACCACGGCATAGCCAAAGAACCAGACCTTTTGGCAGTTCCTATTCCCATTAAACACCCCATCGAAGAAACTCCTCCCACAGATTCTGAAGCCGCTGGGTACTCAAGCCAGACGTCACACGTAAGAAGGCAAGCCACTTTTGCGCGTTGGGGTAGGGGTTCATAAAGAACGTATATCCAGTAAACTAATAATATGGATATTTCAGGCGCATCAACGTCTTATTTTAGTGCGCCGTCATCTACTCTAGACCCCACCTTGTTTGAGGGTCGTCACCTGCGTTCCTGGGTACGCCAGGGAATCACCTCACTGCTTCATGATTTTCTCGCAAAAGATTATCAACAGTCAGATACTTGGGCACACCCTTGGTTAGCTGGTTCGGGGGTCTCATACCAGTGGTCAGCTGCCAGAGAACCCAAAGACCTTGATTGTCTAGTAGGGGTAGACTACATCCAGTTCCGTAAAACTAATCCTGAGTTTGCCGGTCTTAGTGACCGTGAGATTAGCGAGACGATGAATGAGCAATTCCGTGCAGGATTGCAACCAAAAACAGATGACTGGAATGGGTTTGAGCTTACGTTTTACGTCAACAACGGAGCTACAGACATTCGTAACATTAACCCATACGCAGCTTACGACATCAAGTACGACGAGTGGACAGTAACCCCAGACCCTGTGGCTACTCCTCCTCAAGAACCTGCGTGGGAAAACGCTATTGCCAGCGACAAAGCAATGGCACAACAGATTGCCACCCGTTTTGAAGCCGCAATGAACGACGTGTCCGTAGCGTACAATGATGCCACTCGACGCAACGCAGAAACGCGCCTCCAAGCCGCTTCTGAACAAGGAACTGCTTTGTTTGATGAGATTCACCATAACCGTTCACTAGCTTTTTCCCCCACAGGTGAAGGTTATCGAGACTTCCACAACTACCGTTGGCAAGCCGGTAAACGTGAGGGGACTGTTCAAATGCTCAGAAGCATCCGAGAACACAACGATGTTGTAAAAGAACAGCGGGAGAATGTACTCTACGGCGTCAACCTCCCTGATGCCCATGACCTTATTCGCGCCTCAGCCCTTTACGGGAGGTCGTAATGGAAGTTGGAAAACAATTTCTTCCGTATAAAAATCCTTGGACGGATACTTGGCATAAAACTATTGGAGACCGTAATCCAATAGACACTGACAGTGTAGAGACTCCAAACGGGTATTTGACGCACCACCAGTACACTGGCAAGTTGTTTCATGTAACGGTTGGGCCTAAGTCTAATTACAAAGAGCTATTTGGTAGCGAAGATGAGCACGAAAAAACAATGGGTCAGTATTTAAACAGCAACTCCCCAGAAGATTACCAAGCTGTTGTCGCCTTGCATGGGGGAAACCAGGAGTCTGCTCTCTCCGCCTTGAGGATTCATAATGGGCGTCGCATTGAAAATGAGCGCAAAAGTGAAATGGGCGCAGAATACAACTCAGGATTTTACACAGATAAAGATTACGTTCAAGGACTCTCAAGGGCTGCATCAGAATACCCAGAGATTGCTCCTCCAAGCATGACTGAGTTAGTTTCTTCTCGAACCACTACTAAGAAAGCTTTAAACTAATGAACCCCGAAGATAGTAAACAGTTTGATGACATTATGGGGCGTAATTTTTCAAAAAATGAAGAGAGTAAAATTAGCGGTGAAGCAATGGGGGAACATATTTGGAACAAAGTTTCCGCCATTTTTGGAGGCCCAACTACTCCCGAAGAAGAATCTGCACATAGAGATGCAGTTTTTCTGTCTCGTGCTCGCCATTTTCCCGAGAGTATGATTGGCAAAGATAGCAGCGAAGAACTGGAAGTTCAGCATAGAGAGCCCGATGGGTGGAAGCATACCTGGGGGGGAGGAGCTTACATTGAGCATCATCACCCTGTTCACGGTCCCATAGAGGTTACGAACATCCATGATTACAGCGCAAAATGGGGAGAGCAACCCTACGAAAAAGGGCTTTTTACTCCCCATGAGTTTTTAAATCACATTAACGATTTCCATGATTACAAAAAGGAATACGAATAGACTACTTCTGTGCAGATATTTGTTGAACTAGACGGAACTCTCAGAGACCACAACGACAAACCCATTCCCATTGGCGTTGTTATGGTCTCTACTCTCACGGCTTTTAACCGTCTGACCTATCTATCTTCGTCTAGTTTTGAGGACACCGAATACTGGTTGAACGTACACAAGATAGTTGACTTCGACAACATCATTGATAAAACTGTGGGTATTGACGGCGAAGACCTCATTGAACGCCAACTTAAGTACGCTAGGTCTAGGGGTGCTATTGACTTGTTCATTACAGGTAACCCCAACCATTGGGCTTTTGCTTTTGACCTTGGCCTTGCTTGCGTAATGTTTGCTATGCCTTCGTACACCCGCCCCGAGTTCAGACCTGATGCACCTTCTCGCGTAAGAGCCTGGGGAGAAATTGAAAAGGCTATTGAAAGACAGAATGAACTTCGCACTAAAGACATGAGATTGACACGCACCGAAAGTTTGAACTTCGAGTGAAACTTATATTTGGTGGCGTAGAGATTCCTAGTAACAGGACTCTTCTTGAACGCAATGGCGTTGAACAAGTCATGCTCTCTTACTGGGGCTTGCGTAAACGTGGTCTTCCTAAGACTAAGGTCTACCTTATTGACGAGCACTTCTTTCCAGGAATGAAAGTGTGGGTAGACTCCGGTGCTACTCAGGCTGATAAGGCTAACCTTTCTGTAGCCGAGCTCGAAGAATACGCGGCAGACTACGAAGAGTTTATTGCTCTGAACCATGACCGAATTGAAGGTTGGGTAGAGTTTGATAGCCAGACCTTGGGGCTCAACGCTATTCAGCAAAACAGGGCTGCCTTTGAGAATGACCCGAAGATGTGGGTGGTCTGGCATGACAAGTACGGCTCTATGGTTTTACAGCGTTGGGCGACGACATACGACAACATAGCCATCCCGTATTCGACCATCGAAGAGAACATGACCCTCGCCTCTATGGTTCGGAACTTGAAGTCAAAGAACCCTGTCAAGTTCCACGCCCTTGCTACGGCTAAGCCGGACAACCTTAGGCAAATACCGTTTGATACTGCTTCGACGCTCTCGTGGATTTCCCCTATGCGTCGTGGTGAGACCATCGTCTGGGACGGCTCTAAATTGGTGCGGTATCCCAAACGTATGAAAGCACAAGCGAGACCCAGATACAAAGCGGTAGTCACCCAGGCTGGGCTAGACTTTGAGAAGTTTGTGTTGGATGACACATTAGAAGCAACAAGAGTAGCAGTATGGTCATACTTACAGTTGGAGAAGACGATGGACAAGGATAAGCCAGACCTCAAGGCCATCAAAGGTGGTAAAAAGCCACTAGTATCTGATAACAGTGATGATACCCTATACACCGGTTTGATGGATTTCATGGGGGGTGCTTCTAATAACAGTGCCTCCGAAGTGCGGAAACTTGAGGCTACAGAACTAGTCCAAAGAGACCCACAAGAGATGACTTCTCTACCCGTATTTGGATACGACATGAAGACCATCGTAGACACAGATGATGATGGCAACGACGTCCTAAAAGATGTGCCTGTGGTGCGAACAACAGGTGCTTCTTTGCGCCAGTGCAACACTTGCTTTGTTGCTGCTTCTTGTCCTGCTTTCAAGCCTGATAATACTTGCGCTTTCAACCTCCCTATTGAGGTAAAGACTCGTGACCAACTCAAGGCTTTGTTGACTTCAATCATTGAAATGCAGGGGCAAAGAGTGGCTTTCATGCGATATGCAGAGGAAGTAAACGGTGGGTATGCCGACCCGAATACGTCACAAGAAATGGACAGACTGTTCAAGCTTGTTAAGACTGTCAAGGAGCTAGAAGAGAACCGAGAGTTCGTGCGCATTACTGCCGAACGCCAGTCTTCTGGTGGTGTGCTGTCTGCCATCTTTGGAGACCGCGCACAGGCTTTGAGAGATATGGAACAGCCTCTCAATGAGGCTGAAACGACCATGATTATTCGCCAGTCTATAGAAGAGTAGTTATCTGATAACAGTGGTGTGTAGGGCATGAAACGTGTGACTAACGTATTCCACGCCCTACACAAACTTTACTCGTGATGCTCAATGCCGTGCTCTTGGTCAATCTCCTTGTGAATGTCTTTACGCAATTTGGGTAACAGAAACTTCTTGAACACTACTCGATAAAAGAACCAGACAAATAGCCCGTCAAAGATGACTGTCCAAATTAGTTCTGCAATGATGTGATTGGGGTCGGTAGCAATTTCCCACCATGTTTCTCCGTGCATGAAACTACCCCTTTACAATCGCGTAAGCAAGATTCAATACCGCTTGGCGTAGTTCTTCTGCCTCTGTTGGTAAGTCTTTGCTGGAATCACGGGCCATCTCTAACAACCACAGTTGCGAAATGGTAGTGGTAGCACAGCGGAGACAATGAGACCGACCTACGTTCTCTGAGAGAACCGCGTAACGTTGTTCATCTCGCATGATGCTAATGGCATCGTCTAATACATCTTTCTCAGAAGTATTCATTACTTATCTCCTTTGATTCGTTCGATGACGTTTTTCAAGTGTATGTTCCTAGGGTCTTTCCAGTCAGGTGTGCCGTCTCTAAATACCCAGTACTCGGTTTCAAGTTGAGCAATAATCCTGTTACGAGCCGCTAATTCTCCGTATACATACCAACTTTGCTCTTTGCTCATTGCTCTTCCTTTCGTGCGTTGTAAGGATTGAAGTCCCATGCTTCTATGGTCTGCTTGCTCCACAAAGGCTTGTTGCCTATGTAGTGGTCAGGTTCTGGGAATGTCCCGCGCTTACGATACGTCCACAGATAGGCGTATGGGATTCCCGCCAACTCTGCAACCTCATGAGAGGTAAGCCAATTATTTTCCATTTTCCAATTCTTTCTTCTTGATGTCGAGGTTGATTAGGAATTGCCGCTTTGCCTGTGGATTTTTACGGAACGCTTCTCGTTCTTTCTGTGCTGTTGCTCCCCATACGCCATAGTCTTCTAAGCGGGGAATAGCAAGGGCAAGTTCCAGACACTCCACGGTAATGGGACACGCAATACAGATACGCTTTGCTGCTGAGGCTTGGGTAGTGTGTCCTGGTTCTGGGAAGAACAGGTCTGGGTCAGTTTGAGCACATAGCGCATCATCTACATCCACGTTTTCTTTTTTCCTTTTCGTTCTAACTTGATAAGCCCATACCTGAGTAGGTCACGCTTGATATTGCTTACTGCTCTTGGGTCAGACGGGCTTGATGATGAGAACACCACTTCACCTTTTGGGCTAACCCACTTCAAATGCCCGTTTGCTCTACGTCCTACCACCCAACCTTGTTCTTCTGCATCGGCTATGAGATTGCTTAGTTCTTTGTTGGTCAAACTCATGTGTTACTAATCCACATCCTGTCCCAACACAAACCACAGTAACCTGAAATAAACTGCTCCCTCTCGTCTGCGTCTAAACTAGGGAACACATCCTGAACATGAAATCCCATGCGATAGGAATACAACTGGTCTGAACTAATCAACTTGGTAAGGCTTGTCCCACAATCTGGACAGGCTGGTGAAGTAACGCTGTATACGCTCTTTTCTACTTTTGTAATGTCTAGTAGTTTCATTGTGTTACGCCTTTCCTGTAATAAACGCCAACATCTCACGCTCTGCCCAACGCACGCCCTCTTGAAACGCATTTTGCTGTGCGTGTTTGAGAGCAGAGTAAGTTGTGACTACCTCGTCCTCACTACTCCAGTTGCCGTCCCAGTCGGCTGAATACATCGTTGGTGTTTGCACTTTCATTGCTTCTCCTCTTTCTTGTGACATTCGCACTCGCAGATTACGGGTGCATCATTCCATTGGTATGTAACGGCGCAGTTATGGTGATGACCATCCATGCACCAAGCAAACTTACTCATTGAGTAAATAGCCAGTCTTCGTATAGCATCGTGGCAACGCGCAGTCGCTCTAAGGCCAACTCGCTAGGCTTGTTAGCGTATTCCTGCCACAGTAACTGAACAGCAAGCCTCATTACTTCAGGAGTCATTCGGTTTCCCACTCTCCCATGTGCGTGTGCTCGGTCTTGCACTTTGGGCACTCCCAAAAGCCAGCCCAGCGATACCAGTTACCTGAAGCAAGCACCTCTGCTTGCGCGTCTTCGTAACCACACTTGATGCAGGACGCTTGAACAATCACCGTGCCCTCGGTCTCATACTCGTCAGATAGCCTTGGCAGATAGTAATCGTCGTGGGCCATCAGTATTTCCATTCGTAACTGATGCCCACGATGGTGCGTAGGGCTTCCTTGTCGTGCATAAAACCTTGTTGCCAGCCTTCAAGGACGTTCTCAATGGCTTGCATAGCCTCGTCAGGGGTCACTTGTCGGTATCCGTTTCAAGCATACCGTCATCGTATTCCGGCAGACTTGATGCCCAGTTCTGAATGACAGCGGGTGCGTTCTCGCCCGCAAAGTCATCCCACACACCATGCCAGGAATCATACTCTTCCAGCGTCCAGTCATCATCCTTATCCATAATCCGAAGAAAAGCCTCGTTGTCTTCCAAAATGGAGAACACATACCGGATGGCAGGAAGATTGTCCTTGACTGTGAGAGTGAGGTGTGACTCAACCTCCTCACCACGCCCAGCCGTCCACTCAACTCCTGAGTAAATGCTTTTGTCTGCTGAATCCGGCGCATACATAACCCACTGGTAAGCAATCAACTTGACTGTCTCGTCGTCTGGGGCGTAAATGTTTACATCGTATTCGTTAGTCTTCATGTTATATATCTCCCTCGTTATTAGTGATTAGATTAGCCGTCTTCGCCCAAGTCTTCGTCAAAGTCAAGGTCTACAAGTGTTGCGCTGTCGTCGGCTAGTTTCATGCCCAGCGCAAGAATAATCTCTCCCTCGTCAGTCTCATCAACAATCGTGCGAGGAGCATACTCCCAAACAATTTTGAGCAGGTCTTCAACTCTCATACGAACACCATCCCCATGTTGATTGCTACATTGAGGAACGTAGGCTGACTAGGCACACAGTTGATAAAGGTCTCAAAACTAACCTTCTCTGTGCCTTGTTGCATGGCACGAGTAGTAGAATCTACAGTCTCAAGCCACACCATCTCCTCGCTGGGGCTGACCACAATGACAGGGTAGTCGTAGTCAGAAAGGTAGGTCGTAATACCAAAGCCTGTCGAGTCGTCTTCGTCACCTCTGGTCATGGCATTGAACATCATGCGAGCCAAGTAAGGCTCGTCATCCCAACGCTCACGGCGTTCTAGCACGTCTTTGGCAATGGTCAGGATGTCCTCACCCAGCCAATGTGCGTAAAGATAAACGCGGTTTCCATTTGTATCCTGGATGGCAATATTGCTACGGTCTCCCATTAGTCGTTCTCCTTCTCTTTGGTCAGGCTTTCCAGTTTTTCTGCAAAATAACTGAGCATCTCGTATTGTTCGGCAATAAACTCAGCAATCACTTGTGGCTCATGCTCCTCAAAAGGTAGCCAAACAACAACACCTTCAGGCATTGTGTTTTCGCTAAGTGCGCTCCAGAGGTCATCGTAAGACAGTTCCCGTGGGTAATCGCTGAGGACGTTTCCTAGTGCAAACACCTCGCACAGTTGTTTCCTATCCATTAGTTCAAACCCCGCTTCTCATAGTTATCGTTGGTCATGCTTTGCCATGTGAGGTCGTCTAAAACATCGTCGTCAATGTTTTCATACCACTCCATAAACTCGGCGCGCAATTCCTCTGGGAGTTGTTCTACGTCGGTTGTGTAACGCTCATATCCGTTGTAGGTGTCCCATCCAAACTGCAAAGATACACGGTGTCCCTTCCATGTGCCGTAACACTTGCGTAGCCAGCCGGTTGTTTCTTCATTTACTGCTTCAAACTTGATGTTGGTCATGGTGTTCCTTTCTGTTGTTGTATCCAACTTAGTTCATTTCTCCAACATTTGCAAGAGCGCATATTTGGCATTTGCATGGTTCTCCGTCAATCCCCGCGTGTTTGTGTTGGGGAAGACATTGAGCGTGGTGGTGGAAGCCGTCAGCGTCGTCCACCTCTTCGTCAACCCAGACTGGCTTGCCACAAGTCTCACAGTCTAAGCATTGACATTCGGCGCACATATAGCCGTCAATCATGATGTGTGTGCGCCAACCTACGAGCCACTCACTCGCAGATTCAGCAGACGCAACGGATGGGATACGGTTGATAAACTTACCAGACCCAAACGATACGTCCTCTCCACAATGGGTGCAACGTTCTCCGATGTCCATTAGATTTTCCTCTCTTTTGCATAAGCGATAGCCTCATCAAGCGTGAAGAACACTTCGCCCTCGTCGGTGTTGTCCAAACTATCCCACACCTCAAACCACGGATTGTTATCCCAAAACCAAGACTCATTACTGGTGAGCCTTGCGTCAATGTCTTCATCTGTTTTGATACCGTATGAGATAAGGTCAGTTGTGTAGCGGATAATGGTGGGGCTGTCTTCTGCCTCACCTTTGAGTCGCGCATGAATCTTCATATCACCATTACGAACAACAATAAACCTGGGATTCTCAGGGTCTTCCCATACCGTTTCCCAGCCACTCGTGTGGACGTAGAATGATGCGTCTTGTAGTTGGTCAGCCATTGTTAGCCACCTTGTCACCATAGAACGTGATGTCTTGGGCAATCGCAGGTCGCTCCCAATCGGAAGCCTCCTCAATCTTTTGCCACTCTTCATCTGTCCAATCTGAAGTGTCCATGACGACGAGCCTCTCAGCGTCTCCGTATGAGCCGTCCTCTGCAAAATATGTTTTAGCCATTAGTACTCTCCTCAACTCTTATATCAACTGATTCACTCTGCACAATGTCTTCATCTATCGCTCGTTGCCATGCCACATCCACAGCGTCATCTTCGTTCTCAGCCTCTACCTCAACTGAATAGTCAATGACTTCCTGCCACCTCACAACATACTTAGCCATCAGTAGGTCGCTCCTGTCACGTTGTCGCCCAGTTCCTGCGCCACAGCCATGATGTCTTTGCTCAGGCTAATCTCGCGGGTTTCTTTCTTGTTGTTTACAGCCATCGCCCAACCAGTCAGATAACGGTATTTCTCTGAGCCAACTTCCATGAGAATGGCTACCTCTTTGTCTGCAAGGTGTCGAGCAAGAATGTCAGTCCAATCAAGTTCTGCCTCCTCGCCTTCGTCGTCATACACCTGCCAGTCAAGTCCACCACCATCTTGGTTGGCGTCCATGAAACCAACTTTGATAGTTCCATCATCGTCTTTGGTCTCAATGAGTTCGACAGGATAGTTAGATAGTTCATCGCGCCAAGCCTTCAGGTCTTTCACCTGAAAGTAGTTGGTTCGTGCTTGCCCATAGTAGTTAGCCATTAGTTGTTCTCCTCAAAGATGTCAAAGCGGTCATAAATGTCAACGGTCTCATATTCAGCGGTAGCCTCAGCAATCTCTTTGGCTTCCTCACGGCTGTTGGCTTCCACGGTCGTGATAAGTTCCGTGGTCACCAATTTGGCAACATTGTATTTAGTCATTAGTTTCTCCTTCATTTATGACTTGAGTGGAAGGGGATTGTTTGCTCAAAACCCTTGTCTTGACTTTGGTGTGGCATCCACTTCTAAACGCTTCCATAGCCTCTTCTCGTGTGTTTCCCATTACGGTTACGCTTCTGACTATTGTCTCTTGCCAATTTATTTCGTAGTTCTTCATTTGTATTCTCCTTTGATATAAAAATCAAACATACTGGGGAAGTTCATTGGGTTGTGCGCTTTCTCAAAGTCAGCCTCATCGTGAAAGTAATAGAACACTTTGTCGTCAAACTCAAAGTTCTCATCGAAGACGGTGCTACCGTCACCAATGCCTACAAGTCTGGACTCTGACGACTCCTCGCCATAGAACAGAATCTCTACATCCTCGTAACGGATAGCGTTTACGTCATTCAGTTTCATTCGGTTTCCTTTCTATACCAGCCTCCACAAGATGGGCAGAGTTCGTCTTCGTCACATTTTTCTTCGTGCTTAGTGCAGTAATGCTTGCTCATTCTTTCTTCTCCCATGAGTCGTCTAAGTAATACTCATGTGGCAAAAATACATAAGACTCAAGGTCGTTCTGCCCTGCCGAATCCCATTGTTCTTCTGACCAGTCAGCCATTCCTGGAACTATAAACTCAATGACAGCGTAGTCAGACACATATCGGTAAGTCATAAACTTGTCTGGATTCCACTCTTCTTCCACGGTCACACCTCGTAAGTCTTCATCTGGTCAGGCTTCTGGTCAGTCTTCATCTTCTGAGTCACCTTCTTCTGTCTCTTCAATTTCTTCTACGTCAATGCTGTAAACGCCCTGATAAGCCATCGGGTCGTCGCTGTAGTTATACTCCCACGCCAAACGCTCAGCCTCCTCAGCGGTCTCAGCCTCAATCTCGAAACTGTAGTCCACGCGCATATCTATCTGCCATTTTGCCATTTTGGTTTTCCTTTCTCTTTGTTGGTTATTACAACTACTGTGAGTCTACGCTGGGTGATATTGCTTGTGCAATATGCGCAGATAACGGTTTGGTAACGCCTGTGTTTGCTACGCCTAACGGATTGGAGTTTGTGTTGGTGTGTCTGCGATAGCCTCAGCAGACTCAGCGTCGGGTGAGCAAGGCTTACACCAATAGTTTCCAGACTCTTCGTAATACTTGAGTGCTAGGATTTCTTCACATGAATCGCAGTAGTCAATAATGTCTGCTGTCTTGCCCATTAGTGGCTCACCTTCTCGATACCGAGAACATCCATAAACTGTGCGTCTTCGTCTGTGCCATCACGGTAGACCTCACCAATGCTGTCCACATACTCCCAATGGGTGTGTGTGCTGTCGGCGTTGTCTACGTCGGCGTAGGTGTGCAACTTCTCAAGGCGCACAACGAATACCTGTCCAGTAAGATAGTCGGTCATGGTGTTCAAGAAACCGTCAAACTCATTGTCCTCACCATAGACAATGGCTGTCCACCATTCGCTTTGGGAATTGCCACGAAGAGTGACAGTCCTACTCTTGAGACCTGCTCGTGCAAGGTGCTTGTGGATAGCCTCGTCAACATCTACGTCCTGATACTCAACCGAACGAACAAGACTGTCTAATTCGTCATTCACGAAACCAAAGTCCATGCGCCATCCGTCGTAGCCTCGACTCTGGTTGATAGGATAAAGCCCGACATTCCAATTCCATTCGGTTGGTGAGCCAGCGTATGAATCCCACAGAACACTTATCCTGCGAGTCTCGTCAAGTGTAATTACCTTGTATGTTTCCATGATTGTTTATCCTTTCTTAGAAGTGAAAATCAACAACGACAAGAAACTCGTTGTTAGGGTTAGCAGTTACACGTTCGCGCCAATACTTTAGGCTGGCAGTCCAGTTCTCCAAGTCGTAAACATATGAGTCCGGTGTCCAGTTATCTGAGTAGATGTCTCCCATTCGACTCAAAAGCCAACCGGCACTATCGTATTTTGGGTCGTAAGGGTCGTAAGAAAGGGTCGCCATGTTGCGAATCTCCTCTTGAGCCTTCTCAAACAGTTGGCTTCGGTAATCCACTTGTTCAGCGATTGCTTTCTCAGCCAATTCGGGGTTGTCGCTGTATCGCAAACAGTCATAAGTATTAGCCTTACCAAAGAAGTGTCCTGCCCAACGTCCAGCAAAGTTTGGCTCTTCATTGACTAGGTAAGCATTGTGCCAGTCAGACCAGTCTGGGGTGGTGTCACCTAGCAAGTCTGCAACGTGATTGAGCGCGTCCTCCTCAGTTGACTCTTTGTCTAAACTAACGAGCATAATATGTGCAACGTGCATGATTGTTTATCCTTTCTAATATTGTGAGTGGGCAGATTGAGAACGTGATACCCAGCACGTTTACACAGGCGCGGAGATTGGGGGGAATAGACGCGCCTGTGAGTCTGATACCCTAACTAACGTCGGTTACGTCGTAGTTGTCGGTGTTGTAGTCACCATTCCGCACACCATCTTCAATGGCTTCTGGCAACAACTGGTCAATGTAATCAGTCACATCGTCGTGTTCGCTCAGAGTGATTGGCAATTCGACCTCGACCTCAACACTAAGATTGAGAGTCACATCTACAGTCACAGTCTTAGACTCCATCGGGATGTCTACGCCAGCCTCTTTGATTAGTCGGATAAGGTTTGGAATCTCGTTGCTGTCAATTTCAGCGTCAGCCATAATTCCAAGAAACTCCTCACCAGCGTCGTGCATAACATTCTTCAGGTAACTAATGTTTTCCTGGAGACGAGTTATGTGGTAACGCAATTCCTCTTTCTCAGAATCTGTCTGGTCAGGCTTTGCGTTTTGGTCAGTCTTTGTCTGGTCAGTCTCTTGCTCTGCACGAATCTGTGCCAAAGCGTTTGCTGACTGAAAGTCCAAACTTTCGTATGAATCGTTTACCATTTTGTTCTCCCTTATATTCTCTGATTTGTTTTTAGTTGCGCTCCCCTACCTGTGACAGTAGGGGAACGGCTTGCCACATATCGCTGTAGCCTTGCGCCTACTGACGATTACATATGCTCTCAGTAGGTGTAATACAACACTAGTCGGAGTCTCCAACAGGTTGCAACTTATTTTGGTAACGCTTATGTAACGGTCTGCTGAGAGTTTCCTGAGTGTGTGTGTGCTAGGGTTGGCAGACAGGAGTTTGTGTTGGTTTGTTTTGGTGGCATGACTGATTACCTGAGCGCATACGCTCTGAGTGTTAGGTTTGGTAGTCAGCATTGGTCATAGTCCTGTCTGTGTGTGGTGAAACGACAAACGCTCCCCAGAGGGGAGCGAGTGTCTGTTGGATTGGTTAGTTAGCGGTCTTTGCGATTGGACAGGTAGTCCTCCATCGCCTCTTTGCCTCCACATGGGGAGCAGATTTCTGTCTTGTTGTCGCGCCTAGAAAGCGCGCCCATGTATGCACCAGGATTATCATTGTTAGGAATGTATCCACTACATAGTGGACAGACAGGATAATCATTCATCTTTGTCATCCTCATCTTCCCAGTCCAAACTGTCATCCATCTCCCAGTCTGAACAGAGACAGTTAGCCTCATACTCTAAGCAGTCATCACACTTACCCTCGTCCTCTGCGCCTTGAGGGATAAGACTGATAAACCCTTCATTGGGGTTGTCGTCTACCGTGGTGACTGATTCGACAAACTTGAGAGAACAAGAACCTGCATACCAAGTCTTGATTTTTTCCAGCATATCCTCTGGCTTTGCCTGACTGATAACTTGAGGATACTCATACTGGTGCATGAGACTCAACTGATTGTCGTCCATGAGAATGTATATTTTATGACAAGTATCGTATGCGATACCCTTAGCAGTCTGTAGAGACTCCTCTACCAACGTAAAATCAACCATGATTACTAGTCCTCTCCCTCATTGGTGTGCATCAAAACTGCTTCGTCATTTATCTTTTCGACGTATGAGACTACCTCACCAGTAGTGCTAATAGTGATTACTGCATTGGCAGACTTCATTACGTTTACCGAGTTTTGCGCCTTACGCTCTGCTCGTTCAAGGTCGTCTGCGGAATACAGCGTAGTCTCGTCATTGAGGGTATCCAGAATGGATATGGTGTATCGTCCGATACGGTTTACAGCGTATGGCTTATGTAGGATTGGCATGATTGGTAGTCCTTTCAGTTATCTTTAGCGATAGGTCGGTTATGTGCTGGTGAATCACAGGGTTGTGACTCATAAGACAGTCTGTTTCCACAGTCCTCACAGAATGGCATGATTGTTAGTCCTCTCTCTCGTTGTTTACCCAGCCACAAAGCGGGCATTGGTAGGTTTCGTTGTTAGCGATAGG